GGCATGTCGCCTTCGCGATTGATGAGGTCTTGCTTCATCTGTTCGAGGGACGTGGTTTTCATTTCTTCGCGCAAGCGGGCGGCAGCGTCGGCGTCGATCCAGCGCTTTGCAACGAGACGGTATTCCTCGCTGATCGGCCGCTCTTGCTGCGGAAGCTCGGAGATTTTTGCGTGCGCGTTCATCTCATTCCCCCTTACCCGCCCCACGGCACATGAAATAACGTGCCCCTCTATGTCCCGTGGAGCGGGCCGGCCCCGCTGATCAGTTGAAGTGATAGTTCAGGCCAACCCGAACGACGTGCATCTTGAGATCAGACGAGAAGCTGTCCGTATCGAAGGCCGCGCCCTTCGGATCATCAAAAACCGTGCCGTCTTTGAAGGCGTAATCCGCGTGTCCGAGATCCATGTAGAGGTACTCGGCCTTAAGGCTCCATGCGTCCGAGACGCGATATTCCAAACCGCCGCCGATGGTCCAACCGACGTGCGTGTCATCGCTATAGGCGTGCGATGTGCCGTCGATTATCGAGCCCGTGCCGTCATGAGACTGAGACACCGCAAGCGTGCCGCTGGTCTTTCCCCATGCCAAGCCGCCCGTGATGTAGGGAAGGAACGGACCCTGAGCCAAGCCGATGCGGGCGCGAGCCGTGCCGAAGTAATCGAGCGAGAGGTCGTGCTGCTTCGACCAGACCCACGGATTGTATTTGTCCGTCGCAGCCGTGCCCTGACCGCTGATGTCATCCCATGAAATGTCAGCTTCGAAGCCAACGACAATCGGGCTGTTGGCGAATTGCCAGTTGTATCCAGCCTGAATACCACCGAGGATGCCGTCGCCGTTGAGGCTGCGTGTCGGATCGGTAAACCCGGAATCAGCGCACGTTCCTGGGCATCCGGCAGATGTCGAAAGCGTGCCGTCCCAATCACCCGTGCCGTAGCCAACGTGGGCACCCAGATAAGGTCCGCTCCAAGTCTTATCCTGAGCGATTGCTGGGCTTGCTGCGAGAAGTGCAGCGGCAGAGATTACGAGTGAAAGTGCTTTCATAGTGTCCCCCATGAGGTTGGAAATGTTATTCGGCGGCTTCTGTCTCTGATGCCGGAAGATGAAAGGCCGCCATGCGGTCGTCGTATTCGAAGGTCAGAAGCTCGGCCCAACGCGATGGGAGCGTGTCCCATGTTTCCATGTGCGTTTCGCGGATGGCTTCGAGTTCGACGACGTTCTTGGCGTTGCGGATTTCATCGATGATCGAATTGAAAACCTTGTCCGTGCCGTCCTTTTTCGATGCGGAGGACGACTTGCGCTTCGGTGCATCGTCGAACGCCACACCGTCTTCGATTTCCTCTTTGATATAGAGGCCGCCCAGAACGTCAGCGGCGCCGTCACGGCAGGCAAAACCACGGGCGCGCATCTGGAGCATACGCAGCGGATATTGCTTCCACGGGCCAGCCTTGTCCTTTAGACCGGCCTTCTGTGCATCGGCGGGCGAGAACGTGCGTTCGATCTTTTCGCCATCTGGGCGCGTGACCTCGCAATGCGCGACTTCATCGGCAATCCATTCCCGGATTTTGAAGCCCTTGGCCCAGAGCAAACCGGGCAGCGCATCGCCCCAGAGCGTTGGACGGCCATTGATCACGGCGATCTTGTTCAGCGAGAACATCGGCGGAAGGCCGAGTTCCAAGCCCGTCATGATCGCGACGGTGATCTTCTCCGGCGTGTTCAGATCGCGCGGTGCAAGTCCGCTGATGCTGACAGCTTGAGCGAGGCGAAACACTTCCTCGATAGACTGAGGAACGATACCGGCAATTGACCCGCCTGATTTGAGCGCGACAACATTGGTTCCACTCATGACTTTTTCTCCAATTCCCGCGTCCGATCGCGCCATCCGTTCGTATCTGCAATCCGCATCGCTGCTGTAAGCTGATCGAAGACGTACTTTTGCCCACAGACCGAAACTGCACGGCGAAGCGCACTTGCAAGTTCGTCAATGACTTGGGCTCGTAATTCTCTCTCGTCTTCCGGTGCGACGTGGATGACAGGACGAGGAGAAAATGGGAGTCTGTGAATGGTGGCGCTCATTTTCGCAAAATCCCTTCGAGCACGGCTTCTGTTGCTGCGAGCTGCCGGACAACGAGTTGCTGCCGTTCTGCGGCTCTCTCGAAATCGATGAGATCAAGCGCCGATCCGATTGGTGAGAACCATGCCGCAAGAGCTTCATTGGCCTTCCGGCTTTGACGGTAGGCTTGCTGCTTGATGTTTCTGATCTGCCGCTCGAAGTGAGGGACGGAGGCGGGAGTGCTCATTGCTTACCCGCCTTCCGATCCGCTTGCTCTTGCTCATCAAGCCAGTCGTTGAATGCGTCCTGCATCGCTTCTGCGAGTGACGGAGCGCGGTCTGGAAACCCGAAGTCGGCTGCGAACGATTTCGCGACGGCTTCGATTTCTGGATCGATGTGCTTGACGCGATTTGGATTGCGAATGCGCTTTAGGAGGTCAGCGAATAGGAGCATCACTCATCCTCCGCTTCGTCTTCGATTTTGACTTCAACCTTGCCGGTAGCCTCGCAATGCTCGCAGGGAATGGCCCACACATCGGGATCATTGCCGCCATACTTGCTTGTCCAGAACTTCCCGTCTTCGCAGTGCGGGCAGTCTTCAATGCGCGTTTTCATCGGATTGCTCCTGCTCTTTACCGGCTGGGACGATTTCAAATTCTGGAAGGTAGCCAAACTCCGCGAACGTGTTCACGAGTTGCTGACGGATCTCAGAAGCATCGGCGTCTGACGCATCAGGGAAGGCAGCGCGGAAATCTGCTACGTGCTTGTCAATGCGTTCGACCATGGGTGTTGGAATGACGACCAGACACATCACGAAGCCTCCTGCTCTTTAGCGAGGGTGGATGCTTCACGAAGGGCACTTACGACTTCGGATTGAGTGCGGCCCGCTTCGTCGTTCCAAATGTCTACATGTTCGCCGATTACATCGCGGACGAAAGAGAGTGCGACTGTCGAATCTGAGCAATAACCGCCCGCAATTCTTTCGACTGCGCCGATAGCGCACCAACAAACGGCGCTATCAATGTTCCCATTGAGATGCCCGACACCGTTCTTATCGACGGCGCACCAAACGGTCGTCCACTTACCTTCCGGCTCTATGAGGTCAGCAGCTTTTGAAAGGATTTCACTCACCTTCATTGGAGGAACCTCCACGGGGATGTGAGCCGTCGTCATTGCAAAGTGGGCACGATACGATCGGGCCGTTGTTGTCCTGCTGCATCCAACCTCCGCTCTCGAAGCCTGGAAATCTGCGGTCGTATGCGCAGTGCGGACAGTTAGCGGGCGTAAACTTCGTCTCTGTTGAGAGGACTTCAGAAGTCATCAGAAACGCTCCCCATATTTCCGATCAAGCCACTCGTGAATGCAGACGTAGATCGTGACGCAGACGATGGTCAGCATTCCGAGCGTCATTTTCGGGTTGGCGGATATCCAGTTCAGGACTTCAATCATCACAAATCCTCATCCATCTTGAGCGCGACCAAACCCATGCCAATGGCAGGAGCGATGATCGCAACGAACCAAAAGATTGCTTCGGGGAGCATGTCAGCGAGCATGTGTCAGTCCTCGAACCCGAGGAGGTGGCCCCTGCCGGCGTCGATCATGCTCTGTCGATAGTCGTCGCGGTCTTCGCGCTGGTAATCGATCCAGTCTGAGTAAGCGCCGTCGCTTTCATCATCGAGAGCGGCTGCTTTTGTTGGGAAAGGACCGCGCAACGTCTCGTTGCCGTCATCATCTTCGTGCAGGTAGTACCAACCGGCAGAAGGTTCTTCGGCGGTGATGTTGGAATGTGAAACGTAGTAGGCCATCAGAGCTGCCCCCGTCCGTTTCCGCGAAGACGCGGCATGGTTGAAAATTCAGAGCGCGGATCGAAGTCGTCGCCGTCGATGTAGTCAGGATCAGGAAGGCTGCCGGCGCCGTTGCACTCGTCGCAGTCTTCGCCAGTGTCGATCAGGTATTGCTCGGGCGATCCGAAGCACGTGTGGCAAAGGACGAAGCCGGTATCAGCTTGCGAATGGGTGCTGAGACGTGAGCTTCCAGGTAGCAAATGAACCCGGCTTGCCACTCGTCCGTCTGAAACGGATTGAACAGTTCCCCGTTCATCGCTGCGAGATACCCGTCCGAGTGAAACTGCTGCCGGTGCGGCTCCCATGTCCAAACTGGTTCGTTCATCGCGCATGTCTCGCTGTCCATCGCTGCACGCTCACAATCGAGAAAAAGGGGAGCCGGACCGCTTCGAGATATGACCTAGAGGATGCGTGGTCGGTCCGGCTCAGGAGTGCTGCCAGCGGGTCCAAGACGGGTCGGACTTTGCTTCAGCCCCTTTGCGAACATGACGGGCTAGGGTCGGGTGTGTTCGCGTTCGGTGATTTGGAGTATGTGCGCAAATCGCACACTAGGTCAATATGAAAAAGTGCGATTTTCGAACTTTTTTATGCACAAGTGTGCACGCATGGCCAAAAGAGGTAGGCCGATGACTATATAGGGGGCGTCAATGAACGTTGATTTTTATGGGTAATCAGAGATTTGGGTTGGGGCGATGGAGGGCGGCATATAAGCCCTTGATTTCAAGCCCATTCATGTTGTGGATATCTTTGATTCGGATGGGTGGCTGGTCCGCCCACTTCGGATCATCGCTCTCTGGCCAGAACTCATAGCCTGTGTCGGTGACCTTTACGCGCCTTATTGTGGTCTCGATCAAACCGTCTCGTTTTCGCTCCAACTCAACAATATCACCGTCTACAGGCAGCTTTCTCCGCTCCCAGAACGGCACAAACAGCACCAAGTCTCCAGGCTTGAATTGCTTGTTAAAATCAGTGCCTTCGACACGAACCGCGTGCTGGCGCAAACCGGCTACGCGAGGGTCGGTATATACGGGTACCGTCATTTCTAGGTACATTGTTAACGCACCTGGCTCGCGCCAGATCCCCCCGCCGGCAACGGCTTCCACGAAGCAAACCTCTTCGCTTTCGCCTGCTCTGGAATAAGAGCCCAAGTTTTCGTGTGGTATAGGCTCTTCGATATACTCAGCTATTCCACGCAGCTCGTCAGCAGGTATTTTTCGGTTGCCGCCAAGCATCTTGGTCACGTCAGTACGCCCAATATTCAACTTCAGAGCCAAACCCAGGTGGGTTTTACCCTTCTTCTGCATGCCTTTGCGGAGCCAATCTAAGTACATGGCTGAGCTAGTACGCGGCCTGCAAAAAGATTCTAGCGCGATTATAGCACAGACTGATGTGCGAAAATAGATCCACGTCGAATTCCCCCGTTGACAATGGGTGCGATTTTGGCACATGATGCAGGGTATGCGCGAATACCTTGAACCAGCAGCAACTGTCGTTCGCATACTTGGCGGGATTGGCAATACGTCAAAGGCCGCCGGTGTGCACCGAACCCGAGTAAATCGTTGGCTGTTGCCAAAAGAGAACGGGGGTACGGACGGGTTAGTCCCTGTCAAGCACCATCAACCTCTTTTGAATTGGGCCAAGGAAAACGGACGCGATCTTGAACCGAAGCATTTCTTCGTGGCTGAGGTTGCTGCACCGGTCCGTCGCAAATCATCGGTGCGTGTCGCAGCATAGGGGGAATAGGGAATTTCAGTCTGTAAGGCGTCCGTCATAGGACCCGTCCGAGTATGCGAGGGGGCGGGAAAAAGTCTGATGCGCTGCCAGTCAGCGTCAAGCCTGTTGGACGCCACCGATCCGCACGGTCGGGTTTTTCTGGACAGGTAATCAGGCCCAAAACTTCGCAGAGCGTTTTTGTTCGTCAGTAGCGTTGGGGGATTAGGCCCGGCCGGGAATGTCCATTGGAAGTCGCGACCGAGCGAACAGTTCCAGGGCACGAGGTTGGACTCGGGAAACGCATCCGCGTCTGAAGCGGCTCTGCTGAGGGGGTGATCACCCTCTGACCTGATCCTCCAACGGTGCCGATGGACGTCAGCACCGAGCCTCCTACAGGCTCTTGCCTCGCCTTTTTGGGCCGATCCTCGTCATCGGTACGGCCCGTTTTTCCCAAAGTGCCGCGTGCAGATGAAGCAACTCTATTTCGAGCACGCGATATGCCGGTCAAAACATGGTCAGATGCTGCGACTGAAAAGCTCCGGGAATTGTGGGCCAAAGGTTGGTCATGTTCCCAGATCGCTTCCGCAATTGGGGGCGGCATTTCCCGGAATGCAGTTATCGGAAAAGCCACGCGATTGAAGCTCACCGGCCGGATGAGCGGCGGGAAAAAGGGAATGTCTGGGAGAAAACCCGGATATGCCAGCCAAAAGAACGACAGGAAACATATCAGAAATAGGATCATTTCCGCGAAATTGCGGCGCGAGGCTCAGGAAGCCGCGCTATTAGAGGCCAAAAAGGCGCAATCAGGTAGCGAAACCGATATTGCCCGCAAGACTTTGATGGAGCTTGAACCGGGAGATTGCCGATATATTCCCGGAATTCCAACAGGCCGCTGCTTCTGTGCGCTCCCGGTATTTCCCGGAACCTCATATTGCCCCACCCATTTTGCCGTAACGCGGCAGCAGAGACCCGATCCGAAGCCTGCGGAAAAACCGTCTCTGAACCGTGAAACATCAGGAGTGATGGCCTGATGTTGGAGGGGGGATTCTTCACCGCAGCCTTGGCTCTCGTCGGCATCGTGCCAGCGCATCCATTACAGATCGATCGTTCAAGAGATCTGGCATTGATCCCAGTTGATCCGGTTGCCCGCTCGACAACAGCGGCATCCCCGCAACCGGGCGTGGGGTCGATGCCAGCCGCACCAGTAGTGACCGGAAATGACCGGTACTTCCCGGTTGATCCCAGACGTCCGAAACCTGTCGCAGACACGCAGGAGTTCGTTGATTGGCTGGCGGAAATCCAAGAGTTCGGAGAACTCACGCAGCGCCGTTTGCTGGCGCTCTACGCGGAGTTCTGTGAGGACCGGTTCGTACCGGTCAGTCCCAGACGTCTTTTGCTTCAGATCGGCGCCTGTGGCGTCCAGAAGCGGCGCACGAGCCCGAAGACGGTCGGCGGCAAGTCGCAGCGCATCCGGGTTTACTGGATTCCGCGGCAGATGATGCGGAGGGCAGCAGCATGACCAAGTCACAACAGATCATGGCGCTTTATGACGGCAAGCGCACGACCGCCGAAATCGCAAAGATTGTTGGCTGCAAGCCTGAATATGTCCGTGTCGTCGCGCGCCAAAGGAAAGGCAAAGGGCAAAGCGAAATCGACTGGCGATATCTTGAGAGCGACCTAGGACGCGCCGCCAGGAAGCGCCACAACAGACACCACAACCAAAAGCGGCTCCCTCAATTAAAGGCAAGTTTCGCTGCTTATCGGACCGTGATCAGTCAAACAGGATCGAAGGACAAGGCGAGAGAGGCTGGCAAAGCCGCCTACGACGCTGCTCGACTGCAGGGGAAAACCTCATACGAGGCCAGACAGATCCGTAGTCGCGTCTACCAACGGATCCTTAGCAAGACTGCCGATAGGCATCAAGCCGCCGCCGCGTCGAGGCAAGCATACGCGCGCGCGCCGAAGCTGGAGGCGGCGGAATGACCATCATCATCGAGAACGTTTCACGACGGATTCCCGCGAAAATAGGCCGATTTTCCGCCCGTTCAGCGATGCCAGCCGGGACCGCTTCGGAACTGCGCCAGGCTATGTCCAAGGAAATTGTTTCACGACTTCTGAGCGGTCTGGAACGCCGAAAACTCATCTGCAGGAGGGGTCCATGCTGACCGGCGAACATCCGATGATTTGCGCCACCTGCACATATCTGAGCGACGGCTTCAGGTGCCAGCGGGCTTTGTCTCAGCACTATTCAAGGAAGATTTCGGACCCGGAGATTTTCGGGTGCGCTCGCTGGGAATTACATCCTGCATTGATCGTCAAGAGGAAGTTGAAAGAGGGGTAAAAACGAAAAGAGCCCCGTTGGCGCGGGGCTCGATTTGAATATCGGCGGTTCAGACTTTGGCGAGCGAGAACCGAAAAGAGATTGAGAAGGACCTTGGCGGGTCGATCGATAACCAGAAAGTCACAAGGATGTTTCTACACGAAAAGCCACCGGATTGCAAGCACCCCGATGCTGAGGAGTTTGACTCCTACATCGCGTGGACGGGGTTTCGCGCGTCTCGGAAGTCGCCTCGCATTCCGGGTCTGTCGTTGCTCAAGCGATCGATCATTTGGGCGCGTTGCTGGCACCTGATCCCGGTTCGATTCACACAGCGTCTGATCGACCTCTCAAGAAGTTGGGAGGCGTGATGATGAAAGCTCCGAATCCAACATCCATTTCGCTTCATTACCGAGATTGGCCTTCGAGTATCGGTGGAGAGCCGATGACTCTCGAACAAGACGGGGCGCTTATTCAACTCGTGTTTTGCTTGTGGTCTCAGCAAAACAATCTTGATGAGGCTTCCGCGAAACGCGTTTTGGCGATCCGCCATCCCGCAGTGGCGCGACGGATAAAGCTGCCTCTGCTTTTGGTCGAGGCAAAAAGACTCGTTTGCCAACGCGCGCCAATAGAAAAACGTGATCGCATCTCTGTCGCAGAGAAGGCGGGTGGGCGGTGCCACTACTGCAACGCCAACCTTCCGGCTTCATTCCATGTAGATCACGCCATCCCCGTTTCTAGGGGAGGGAAGAATATTATCGAAAATTACCGAGCTTCCTGCCCGGATTGCAATTCGGCCAAGGGGACGATGACTGAGGCCGAGTTCATGGCGGCGAGGCGTGCATCATGAACAATGCGCGGCACAACGGCGGCCCGTTAGGTGACGGCTGGATCGCGCGGCATCGCTCCGTGCGCAATCATTGGCTCGTCGGACACGGCATTCAAGTCAAGCCCGCAGACCCCACGCGGAAGATGTGTCTCAACAAAGGCGAGGCATGGGAGGACATGCTGATGGAGTGCCGATACGAGGCGGCAACAATCAGCAACGGCGGCAAGAAAATGGAACTTCGGCGCGGCGAAATGGTCGGCGCAGTTTCGTGGCTTGCGGCCCGCTGGAACTGGACGCCGAAGACTGTCAGAGGCTTCCTGGACGACCTTAAAAACGACGGCATGATCGAACTGAAAAATCCCGCGTCGGAAAAGGGCGACCAGAAAGGCAGGCAGGCGAACATAATAAGCTCTTGTAATTACGACTATTATCAGAGCGGTTATGGAGAAGTTCGTCAGCCAAAAGGGCAACCAGAGGGCGACGAGGGGGCCACCAGAGGGCGCCCACAGGGCAACATATATAAGGAAGAACAAGGGAACAAAGGAACAAAGGAACAAGAGAAAGCCCCCCAAACCCCCCAAGGGGGTTCTCCGCAACTTGACCTTTCACCGGGTGCTGCGCCCAAGCCAATTTCAGGCAAGGCGATCGCGCGGATCGCGTTCACTGAGTGGCAGGAGTTCGCGCGCCTTCACGGCCTGTCCGTTCCCAAGGACACCACGTTCGAGACTTTCGCTTCCGCGATCCATTCGAGAATGCGTGAGCACGCCGACGAACCGACGCAGCGCGGGATGCTGGCGGTCTGGCACTTGGCGCTTTGCTACGTCGCCAAGTCGAAGTGGCTCCGGGGCATGTCCAGCGACTTCAAGGCCGATCTCGGCATGATCACGCGGCCCAAGAATTTCGCGAAGCTGATTTCTGGAGGCTACCTGAATGGCGCAGCGCCGGTCGATAGCCGATGGTCGCTGGCATCCGTCGAAGGAACGGCAGAGGCAAAGCGCCAACAATCGGCGCGGCGCATCATCGAAGAAAACGAAGTGTTCGCAGCCGCGCAAGGCTGGGTCATCCCTAACCAGGATGTGACCCGCGAATGAAAACCTTATCCGACATTCTTTTCGAGGAAGGCGTGAGCGGCATTCCGCATTCGAACGGAAAGTACGACACGACCTGCCCGAAATGTTCGGCGCAGCGCAAGCGCCACAACCAGAAAAAACGCTGCCTCGCAGTCTGGATCGAGGAAACCCGCGTCGGTTTCCATTGCATCCACTGCGGTTGGTCGCACGCCAGATTTTTTGACGAGGGAAAGACCGATGCTGCAAAGACTCGAACTCAGCATGGAACACGCCGAATGGTTGGAAGAAGTTCGCAAGATACCGAGCGAACTGGCGGCGGAACTCGGGTTCGTGTCGGTGGGAAAGAACATCGCGTTCGAATTTCGGAAGAACGACGTGTGCCTTTTCCGCAAGGTGCGAATGGCGCTACGGAAAGACGACGGTTCCCCGGACAAAACGTTCCGCATCGAGCCAACGGGAATGAGCCTGTTTCTGTTCAACGAGGATTGCCTGAAAGATCCTTGTTCCCCGGACACGCCGCTGATCATCTGCGAGGGGGAGATCGACGTCGCATCGTGGATGGTAGCGGGAGCGACGCGGGTCGTATCCGTGCCAAATGGAGCGCCAGACAAGATCGTTAACCGCCCTGAGTTTGTTGATGAGGACAAGCGCTTCGCTTACCTTTGGCAGCAGAACGGCGAACTTCGCGCCGACATTCAGAAATTTTCGAAGATCATCCTAGCGACGGATGGCGACCAGGCCGGGATGGTTCTCCGCGACGAGCTGGCAATCCGGCTCGGTCGTAACCGCTGCTACGTGGTCGAATATCCGACCGACTGCAAAGACGCCAACGACGTTTTGCAAAAGTGCGGGCCGGACGGTCCCGACGTGCTCATGCACATGATCGACAAGGCGAAGCCGCTTGTGCCGAGCAAACTCGTTTCGCTGATGGACATCCCGAGCCGTGGAACATTGCGCCGCTATGACAGCGGATGGGAAACGCTCAACGCTCACCTGATGCTCGTTCCTCCCGAATTGGTTGTCGTCACCGGCACCCCGAATGCCGGCAAGTCGCAATGGGTTCTCGCGTGGCTGATGAACCTTGCGCGGTTGCATCAGCTGAAGGGCGCGATCCTTCAGTTTGAAGACGACCCAGATCGCAACCAGACCGATGTGATGGCTTACGCGGAAGCATGGGCCAAGGATGCGCGCGCAAACATCTATCCGATGAGCCCGCAACAGTGGGCCGAGAAGATGTTTTATTCGATCTCACCGAACGAGGACGCCGACGACGAAGTAAGTTTCGATCTCAATTGGCTCAAGAATGCGATCGAGGAAGCAGCGCTTCGGCATGGCTGCAAATGGGTGCTGATCGATCCATGGAACGAAGTCGAGCACCTTTGGAAAGTCAATGAGAACGAGACCAAATATACCAACGATGCGCTGAAGCAATTGAAACGAATGGCGCGTCGGTTCCAAATCGCCATCATCGTAGTGACGCATCCAACGAAGGGCGTCAAAGGCAAGACGATAGAGGAACTGGACCTTTACGACGTGTCCGGCTCGAACGCATGGAACAACAAAGCCGATCACGGAATCATCATTCATCGCGATCCCGACGATGATCAATTGACTTACGTAAAAATCTGCAAGTCGAAGCGTTGGAAGGTGATGGGCAAGCCCGGCACCGTGAAGATGAAATTCGCGCCGGAGCGCGCAGGTTTCTCAGTCGTCAAGCAATAGAAAAGGAAAAGATATGGACGTTTCACCATTCACTAGATGGTCACGCTGGTTCGAAGAGGCATTGACCGATTACCACAAGGAATACCCAGACCGCGCGTTCGACTGGAAAACATTCCAATCCCTGAAGCCTGACATTCTTGCAGTTATGGCGTGGATTATTAGTTCCGCCGACAGCAGCGGGACAGGCTTCGGTCTCGATGCGTACTCGGAAAAGTCGGTGGCTGATGAGATTGGATCGACGCCAGAAAATGTGAGGCGCTGCTTCGAAACGCTTGCGCGGGTTGGTCTCATCGATTCGCTCGTTGATCACCCGGGCCGACCAATTCTAAGAGCGTGTCTGTCATCCGCTGGCGGCCCGCGCGACGAAACAAGATGCGCTCATCTCATTGCTTCTCTTCCTTGGAACAGGAGCAACGACTAATGGCAGGCTCCGTCAACAAGGTCATTCTGGTCGGCAACGTTGGTAAGGATCCAGAAATCCGCACCACGAACGACGGTCGCAAAATAGCAAACCTATCGATCGCAACGAGTGATACCTGGCGCGACAAGCAAACAGGTGAGCGCAAGGAAAAGACGGAATGGCATCGCGTCGTCGTGTTCCAAGAAGGCTTGGTCAAAGTTATCGAACAGTACGTCAAGAAGGGCGCCAAGCTCTACATTGAGGGTTCGCTCCAAACGCGGAAGTGGACCGACCAATCCGGCGCTGAGAAGTACTCCACCGAAGTTGTCCTGCAAGCCTTCAACGGCACGCTGACAATGCTCGATGGCCCGTCAAAGGACCGCGAAGATGACCTCAGCACTGACGGTGGCTTTGGAGCGGGGAACAGCAAGCCTGCGCCGGCACGCGGGAAGGGCAACTTCGATAAAGCACTCGACGACGAAATCCCGTTCTGAGGAATCGCAAATGAGATCCCCTCTCCGCATCCGTTCTTACCACGTTCAAAGATCAACCGGAGGAAGGGTGCAGCTTAGAGAGGATACTTTCTATCACCGGCGTAGAGTTGAGAAAGTTGAGAAGGCAGAGACGAAAAGCGAAACAGCGGAGAGGGCATCATGAGAGGAAAATACGATCACGTTGCCGGTTGCCGAATACATACGGCAGGAATTTGCGACTGCGGGAATTGGGACGTGCTTCCAGACATGACGAAGCATGATCGGCGCGACGTTCGTGTCGTCCAAGTCATCGAGACAACGCTGACCCATAGAGGACGTGGTGTGGAAGGCGATCCGTTCTATCGAGTGACGCAGTACTGGTCGATGGACGGCGAACTGCTTGCAGAGAGGGAGCACAGATGAGCGACACACGCCTCGTACTTTTGGTGGCAACCGGCGTCGGCATTGGAACCACGTTCGGGATGTTCGCCTGCGCCATGATGTTCAAAGCAATGGGTTACTAGAGGGGCAGCACAGTGACCGAGGAAGAAACCAAATTCGTTGAAACCCTGATGCGGCAGATCGAAACCGCATCACAGGAAAAGCGCGAAGTCTTAGGCCAAAAGCTGGTTCAGTTGGATCAACGCTTGCGGGACGAAGACCTGCACATCTCCGACCTCATTGAAACGGTCATTCATCGCACCCGGAAACGGGAAAACGACATGATCGAACAACTGGAAGAATTGCGGTCACTTGTTTCGCACCGGGTGCAGTACGCGCCACCGCCGTTGCCGCTTGCAGATCAAGCCACAACCGAAATGGCGAACCGCTTTGCGAGCAAGCCGCAAGACTCCGTGCGTCAGGTCGTGAACGATTCCTTTCAGTGGGCGAACTGAATGTTCGAAATGCCTCTCCGCACTGACGACGGCATACCGCGCTACTCGGTCGGACACCTGTTCTACGACACCGAAGACCTGTGGCTGACGGTCTATGATCGGGAAGTCCGAGGCCGTGTGCGGTTCACCGGATCGGGAAAGGCGAGATTCCGAAGGTACGTCGATCGGAGGCACACGGAGGACATTCCAAAACACGCCACGCCGACACTCTGGCGTCCGGTTGATGTCAGAACGTGGCCGTATGAGCTTCCCGAAGCCGCACGGCTGGTTTCTGAGGTTGTCCGCCCTAGCCCTACCTGCTCGCCACAAATCGCCGCCCTGCATCACGGGAACGGGGATTTCTGGCCGCATGCGCATGTGAGGTTAGGAAGGCCGGGAGAGAAGCCGGAAAGCGCGGACGAAGCAGAGGCGAGATACCTGCGAGCCGTTCGCACGCACCGGATGCTGACGAAGGAACGCATCGAGGTCGAATGTCTTTGGGCCAAACCTCTCCTCGTCAAATCGCAGGTGGTCGAGAAGGTGCTGCTGGCAGCGGAAAAGGCGAGGGCATCAGACAAGGAAAAGCTGCTCAAATTTCTCGGCTTCCGTCCGGGAGACGAAAACGACTTCCACATCGACACGTCCGAACTCAAAGCCCGTCCTGCTCCCTTCAAACCGACACCGAGAGATATTTCTGAGTGGGAACTTGGGCGCTGGATTGAATGGCGACCGTATGTTGATGCGGGCCTGATCGAGAGCCAGGCGCACAACCCGCCACCGTCATTTTACGAACTTGCTGACACACTGAGTACGACGGTTCCAGCGATTGCGAGGCGGTATGAATCCGCGAAGGACGAACTGCACAGGAGGGCGACAAAGTGATGATTGGCATGAAGGCTACATACACAAACCCAGATGCCGACCCCGGTAAGTGGACGAGGCGAGATGAGATACGCCAGCGGATTGGAAACTGCAAACGCTTTCTCGCCTTCGCTTGGCTCTCTCTGTGGTGGGACAGCACGATATTTGCTGCAGTCTTCTTCAACTGCGCTCGGTCTGAGGGCGATGCAATGATCTCACGGATTGTGACATGGAACGGGAAAGATAGCGGAGACTTAGTGGACGTCGAGGAGCGCGACTAGCGTGAAAGTCCAATCGCTCCCCGAATATCTGAAAGCAGAACTCCGCAAGAGCCAGCATTGCGCTGTCTATGCGGCTGGACCAGATGAGGTTGTCTCAAAACGTCTCGGAGACAATCGCGGCTGCCGGCCGGTTCGGTTTGGCATCATGTCGAGTTGGAACGATGCGGTGACGCCGACGATCAATTCAGCTTCATACGCGTCATGGTCTGGGCTTTTATTCCGGGTGTGGTGCGCCAGCCAAGGCAAAGCGAAGATGCTGCTGAACCTGATCGACGGGGAAATGTCAGAGACCTCTGTTCCGATGCGGTTGAGCTGGTACGACCTTGGACCGGAACTCAATGTCAAACGGCTTGAGAAGTCGATCCGGGAATTGGGGAAAGACTTCGGAGTCCTCACATGGAGCGACGATGAACTCCACAAGCTGCTGAGAGAGAAACATGCAGCAGAGAAGGGAAGGCGCGTGCAGGCGTTGAGACGAGGGGTCGTTTTCTGAAATGAGCGAGATCGTTCATTTGTCGAGCGCGAGACTGACACCGGAGGTGCTTCTGCATCGGACTCTTTCCGATCTGAAAAGTACCAAGGCGGTCGTCGTGCTCTCGCAGGACAAGGAGGGCGTGTGGGGGATGGAATACTCCAACATGTCGATTGGCGATTTATGCGCCGCAGAGAAATGGATGTCGTTGGAGGTGGCTGATGTCATGCTTGGAACAGAGTGACGAGGTGGGCGTGATCCCGCTTACAGGAAAATGCTATCGCCACAAGAAGACCGGGAATGTCTACCGCGTCGTTCTCGCTGATTGTCGTATCGAGGCGACCAATACAGAAGCCGTTGCTTACCAACGTGCCGATATGGCGGCCGGGATTGTTTGGGTGAGACCGTACGAAGAATTCGCAGACGGCCGATTCGAGCGAGCGCCGGAGGCCGATTGATGAACATCACCAACGAACCCGACACCTACAATGCAGCAGACAATGCTTACGGATGCTGGAAGCTCGCAATCAGATCGATGAGGCTTGATGAAATCAGAGCGGGAAGGGCAACACCGCGAACTGATGATGCGGAGGAAATGGAGATCGCACGGCAAGCGGGATTCCAGATTGTGCAGGCGGAATGCCATCGGAGGAGCGCCTAATGAAGATTCACTATTGCAGCGACCTGCACTTGGAATTTGGTGCGCTAGACCAGTCCATGCCTGCAGGCGATGTGTTGATCCTTGCGGGGGATATTACGCTTCTGAACTGCTTGGACCCCGAAGACGAAGCCTACTATCCGCGAGAGGCGTTGAGAGATCGAACGCTGAAATTCTTTGAGTCGGCTGCGAAGAATTTTGGGCGGGTTTTCTACTTCTGCGGCAATCACGAGTGCTACGACTACGACATCTCGTTGGCGTCTAAAACCATCCGCAAGCGATTGCCGATGGTGACGCTTCTTGACGGGCGGGTGGTCGCATTGTCTGACGATGTGATCCTGACGGGTGGCACGCTTTGGACTGATATGAACGGCGGGAAAGCGCACGGATTCATCGGCGGCAACGGGAGCGTGTGGGGTGCGCGCATGAACGATTTCAATCTGATTTGGAAGTCAGGTGGAAAAGAAATTCGCAGGTTCACAACGCACGATGCCGCCAAGCTCCATGCGAAATCGTTGAGGGCCATCACCAAGGCTGCAGAAGATAATCCAGACAAGACAATCATTGTCGCAACACATCATGCGCCGACGTTCAAGGGCATCAACCCGGAGCACGGTGGCAACACTCTAGATGCCGGATATGCGACAAATCTCGAAGGTTTCATTCGTGCGAGACCCAACATCAAGCATTGGGTGTTCGGGCACACGCACATTCAGAAGGAATTTAAGATCGGCGGCTGCCAACTCCATTCAAATGCGAGAGGCTATGTCGGTCGCGAGCGATCAGCCTCGACATTCGATATCGATAGGCATTTCTCCATGCCTCAATCGAGAAAGGCTGCAGCATGACCTGGAAACGAGAACTCGCCTGTCTGTTCGTCATGGGGATTCTAGGAGGGCTCGTGTTGCTCTACGGTTTAATTCACATGGGTTCATTCATCACTGAGAATTGGGGTTCGAGCGTTGCGATAGAGAGGTCGAAGTGATGGGATTTTATCGGAAGAAGCCAGTGGTGATCGAGGCCATACAGTTTCATCAGGAGGGAGACCATCCAGAGGTAGTTGTCGCGCTTAAGGACGAAAGCACAGGAGCGATCCTCGGGTTCAGCGCGCCATTTAGCCAAGAAACCCGCGCCGTTTTCGCGATCAAGACGCTTGAAGGCTGGCACGAGGTAATGCCAGGGGATTGGATCATTTGTGGCCTCAAGGGCGAGTTTTATCCGTGCAAACCTGACGTTTTCGAAGCGACCTATGAAGCGGAGTGTCCGTTCTGATGCCGACCATTCATCTCACAAAGGCTCAATGGGGAGGTGCGTACAAAACCTCTGAAGGCAAGCTGAAGGTCTACAGAAAACCTGCGGATGCTTCGCCAAAGAGAAGGCAAAAAACCTCGAAACGTGTTAGAGTGATTTCTCGCAAAGCTGCTTTGAAAGTGTCGAGGCCGTGATGCGGGTGATGCTTGTCGATAGATCAATGGGCAGACGCCTGTATGAGGTTCACGACACCGGAGACAAGTGGTGGACCGCCAGTCACGATTATAAGGCGGACTCCTGGTATGTTTGCAATGCGCGCGGGACGCCTATTCGGGATTTTGGAGCCACGTGGTTCAAAGTCGTGAAAGCGTGCGAGACGTTCGCCAAGGAAGCCGATTTGTGAAGGGCACCATGACTTGGTACCGCATCCTCTGGTCCAGCAAGACATCTAACAAACGAGGCTTTGAGCTTGTTGAAGCTGAGAGTGCATTAGAGGCCAGAAGGAAGTTCGAGGATCTATCGGATACGAGACGTGTGGAGAAGGTCGAGGAAGCGGATTTGAAGGATTACGAGGTGGAGGAGCCGGGTTAAGCAACATGCGACAATCTGACACATATGCAACCGTCTAGTTTTGATGCAGCGCGCCTTGCGCAAAATAATAATCCGAGTTAGCCTAACAGAATTGGACGAATGCGCCTGGAAGCTGAAAAGCCTCTGGGCGTTTTGCATTTCTAGCCTCACAAAACCGACCAAGCGCCACCGCATCCAGCACCCTGCAAGGCAATGGGCGATCAACGGTCGCAAGGTGAGATTAGAAGAGATTAGGCCACCCATCCGGCCTGTACGCCAGTTTTGCGTACCCTATCCAACTGGAAAGGATGGCACGTCATGGACCTCGCAACCCTAAAAGCTCAGCTTTCCGATCTTGCCGTAATCCTGGATCAGCCCAGCGGGCCAGGGTCGGGAGCGATTGTGCTTGATGCTCTTTGCGAGATCGAAGGTCTTGAACGACTTATCGATCCAGCAGAGCCGGGTACTTAGAGCTTCCCGCTGGTCTGAGAAACGTCAACGGCCTGGAGCAATCTGGGCCGTTTGGCTTCTAGGAGACCGCCATCATGGCTCACATGAAAGACTGGCGTCCCGAAAGACTCGACACGGAAGCGATAGCCACAGACGCACATCTGGCCCGGATTGAGGAAAAGCTAGACGTGATCTTGGCAAGTGTGGCCGCTCCGATACGCAAAATAAACGAGACAAATCAATATGATTACGGAATTTGCAACACTTGCGGCAGACCAGTGAAGCATCATGGCTGATTACGATCCAGCATTTGCTGCCCAAGCCGAAAAGCTCTGCATGCTGGGGGCGACTGACAACGAACTGGCTGACTTCTTCGAAGTGTCTGTTCGAACCATCCACAGATGGAAGCTACAACACGAAGAATTCTGTCACTCCCTAAAAAGCGGAAAAGAACTAGCTGATGAGCGAGTCGAGCGCAGCTTATTTCAGCGGGCGTCTGGTTACACGTACGTCGAGCAGCAAGCATTTAAGGTCAAGTCAGTCCAGTACGCCAACGGCAAGCGCGTCGCTGAGACAGAGGAAATCAAGGTTGTCGATGTAGAGCGTCAAGCTCTCCCTGACACCACAGCAGCAATCTTTTGGATGAAGAACCGCCGGTCCGACAAGTGGCGCGATGTGCATAAGCACGAGCATGGCCAGCCCGGTGACTTCGACAACATGAGCACCGATGAACTTAGAGATTTCATCCGATCCGAGGCTGAAACGATTGGCCTCAGCGATCGGACGTCTAAGGGCTCTAGAGGAAGCGGAGCGGCTAGAAGCAAGCCTAATTGAGTTCCACAAGGCTGCGTGGCCTGTCTTTGATCCTGCTCCCTACGTGCACGGTTGGCACCTTGACGCGATTGCAGAGCATCTAGAGGCCGTTTCACGCGGGGAAATCCGCAAACTCCTGATTAATATCCCGCCTCGGCATTCCAAAACGCTTCTGGCGTCGATCTCGTGGCCGGCATGGATTTGGGCAAAGCAGAAGCAGGAGGGCAATCCTCTTGTTGGGCCGCAGACGAAATTTCTCTGCTTGTCCTATGGCGATACACTAGCGCTCGATAGCGCCATTCTCATGCGCCGGCTCGTGCTCTCGCCCTGGTATCAGGAGCGGTGGGGAAAGCGAGTTCAACTTACCGGAGACCAAGAAGCCAAGTCCAAGTTCGACACGACGGCTGGCGGAACACGGATTTCAGCCTCGTTCGACGGTACAGTTACGGGACGCGGTGGCGATATCAAGATCATCGACGATCCGCATAAAGCCGACGAAGCGGAAAGCGAAGTCAAGCGCGAAGGCGTCATTCGCAAATATGACGGCGTCCTGAAGTCCCGCATGACAGACCCGAAGCACACGGCAGAAGTCGTGATCATGCAGCGGCTCAATCATCAGGACTTGAGCGAGCACCTTCTTGACGACGGCGAGCACGTTCATTTGTGGCTGCCAGCCGAATTCGAATCCGATCGGCGCTGCACCACGGTTCTCGGCTGGACGGATCCGCGCCAAGAGGATGGTGAACTTCTCTGGCCCGAACGCTTCGGCAAAAAGGAATTGGCGCCGTTCAAGCGCAATCCTTACGAATGGGCTGGACAGTGGCAGCAGCGCCCAGAAATTCGCGGCGGCGCCATCATCAAGCGGGAATACTGGCAGGATTACGTTACCGACGACGGCAAGGTTCCTCAGTGCCAATATGTCGTTGCCTCTCTTGACCCCGCCTATACTGCCAAGTCCGAGAACGACCCGTCTGGGTTCACAGTCTGGGGCGTTTGGTACGATGAGAAGGGACATTCCCGGATCATCTGCCTGAACGCCTGGCGCAAGAGGCTCGAGCTTCACGGTCCGCATGTCGATCGCGAACCGGGAGAGGCTGAGGCGAAATATATCCGTCGCGCTCAGCCGTCTTGGGGGTTGTGCGAATGGGTGGCGTACTCTTGCAAGCGGTTTAGGGTTCACAAGCTGCTGATCGAAAGCAAGGCATCGGGCCTATCGGTGGCCCAGGAAATCCGGCGCTTGCACTCAGGCCAAGGCTGGAGCGTCCAGCTCGTTGATCCGAAGGGATTGGACAAAGTTACCCGCTGTCACGCGGTTGTACCGATGTTCGCGGATCAACAAATCTTCCTGCCAACCTATTCGGACGGACAATACCGCGAGTGGGGGCAGATGCTGGTTGACGAGTTTGCGTCATTCCCGAAGGGCGCAACGGACGATCTCGTTGACTCATCCACGCAGGCTTTGACGCATATTCGTGAATTAGGCCTTGCGGTACGCCGTGACGAGCGTGCCGCTATCGATCGAGAGCTAGGCCGTCACAAGAGCGGTAAGCCTCAGGCTTTGTATCCCACATGAGTTCCGAAACTCCCTCTAAGGAAACCTCAATGTCTGACACCAAGAACGCACTTCCTGCTCCTCCCCATGAAATCCTCCTGGCATTGCTGGACTCTCTGTCTCGCCAGCTGAGCAACTACATCGGCAACCCCCCGGATGCTTCTCGAGGCGGTATCTCTCCGGAAGGCATCCGCACCCATGTCGGCCGGATGTACCAGTGCGCAGAAAGCCTTGTTGATCTTGCCGAAGCAGCACGCGCCAAAGCTCAGGCGGATGCTGAGAAGAACGGCGAAGCGCCTGCGGATCAGGTGAACTGATGGACAAGCCTGAAGCGTCCGAGATCGCCAACCTTCTGGACCTCAATGCGAAGGCTATCTCTTGCCTTGCAACAGGCGCCATGCCGAATGAAGCGATGATCGCCGGCGTTCAGGACCATCTCAACTCGATGCTTTGGCTGCTCGATGAATTGATTTCACTCGTTGAGACCGGCGCAATCAAAGTGCCGCTCACAAAGGTCCACTAACTCATGGCAAAATCTGGATTGTCCAACCCTTCTCGAAAGCGGAGGGGCCGGAAAGCTGCGTCCGATGATGTGGCAATCAACATTCAAATGGATGATCCGCTGGCATTGCCGCCAGTCCCGGACGACATGGGCGCCATCACTATTCCGACTGAGGACGGCGGCGTTGTCGTTGACTTTGAGCCGGCCGTTGATCCGACCGTTGATACGTCAAGTCATGACTCGAACCTTGCCGATGCGCTCAGTCCTTCCGTTCTGGGCCGCGTAGCGGAAGAACTTCTGGACGGCATCGCAGCCGATGATCAGAGCCGGGCGGAATGGCTGAACGCCCGCGCCCGCGGCATCGATATGTTGGGCATCAAACTGGAAGACCCGAAGTCTGGCGTCGGCGCATCATCTGCTCCACTCGAAGGCATGTCGGTTGTTCGTGATCCGGTCATGCTGGAAGCCGTTCTCAGGTTCCAAGCCAATGCTCAGGGCGAAATGCTTCCTGCGGCTGGCCCGGTCAAAGTGGTCGATTACGGCGATGAATCCATTCAGTCCGATCTGTTGGCCGACAAGCTCGAGAAAGACCTGAACTTCTACCTCACGACCACGGCAACGGAATACTATCCCGACTCCCGCCGCATGTACTTCTGGACTGGGTTCTCTGGCCTAGCGTTCAAAAAGGTCTACCGCGATCCGATCAAGCGCCGACCGGTCTCTGAAACCGTTGATGCCTCGGATCTCATTGTGTCGGACGCTATCACGGACCTGAAGTCAGCCCAACGCATTACGCACCAAATCTCCATGAAGCGCTCAACGATGAAGCGCATGCAGATTTTGGGCGTTTACAAGAATGTGGATCTTCTCTCCGACCCCATTGCTGATCCCAACGAGGTGCAGCGCAAGATCGCTCGCGTTCAAGGTCTCTCGGCCAAGTCCGAACGTCCTCAGGATCAGCCCTACACGGTCTATGAGTGCTACTGCGAACTGGACCTCGAAGGCTTCGAGCACAAAGACAAGAAGGGCGAAGAAACCGGGCTTCCTCTGCCTTACCGCGTGACGATCGAGAAAGACTCGCGTCAGATCCTCGAAATCCGCCGCAACTGGGCCGAGGACGACGAAGACTACCAAGCCAAAATCCCGTTTGTCGCCTTCCCGTATGCAACAGGGCTCGGGTTCTATGGCATTGGCCTGCTGCATATTCTCGGCAATCTCACGAATGCCCTGACGGCGCTGACGCGAGAAGCGATCGACGCCGGCATGTTTGCGAACTTTCCGGGCTTCATCTTTTCCAAGTCGGATGCCCGGCAGATGACGAACGAGTTCCGAATCCCTCCGGGTGGCGGTCAGGGACTTGAGACAAACGGTAAGCCGATCCAGCAAGTTGCAATGCCGCTTCCGTACAAGGAAGCGGGTCCGGGGCATATGGCCTTGATCCAGCAAATCCGCGAGGTCGCCCAGCGTGTTGGCGGAACGGCAGACACTCCAGTTGGCGAAGGCAAGCAGGACGCTCCGGTTGGAACCACGCTCGCCCTGATCGAGCAGGCAACCAAGATCGAAGGCGCCGTTCATAAGGCTTTGCACGCAGCACAGGCGGAAGAGTTCAAGCTCCTGTGCGAACTGTTCAAGGAAGACCCGGAATCGCTCTGGCGCGGCAATAAACGTCCGGCCCTACAGAAAGATGTTGCCTTGTTCATGCAGGCTTTGGAGCGTTGCGACATCGTTCCGAAAGCCGACCCGAACGTCCCGTCTCACACGCATCGTTTGATGAAAGCGCAGGCCATCCGCATGATGGCGCAGAACAACCCGCTCTATAACCAGGTGGCAGTGGAGCAGTACTGCCTCGAGATGATGGACGTGGACAACCCGCAGCAGTTGCTTGCGGCTCCGCAGCCCGTAGCACCTCCGCAGCCATCTCCGGAAATGCTGATCAAGCTCAAAGAGCTCGACATCAAAGAGAACGCCAACAAGATCAACGCCATCAAGGTTGTCTCCGACGCTCAGAACCGAGCCAAGGATCGGGAAGCCAAGCAGAACGTCGAAATCCTCAAACTCGCTGGCACGGTCGGTGTCCATCCCGAAAGCGATGGCATTGTGGACGAGCAAATCAAGCAGCTCTCCCCGATGCTGAGTTTGAAACCATCGCAGCAAGCGCCTCCGCCTCCACCGAGACCTCAGTTCCGTCCACCTCCGTCACCCGTTGCAATGGGATTGGGAGGTTTGGGACGTCCACCTTTGAGTTTTGCTCCTCCGCCCATGCGTAGACCTCCGATGCAAGGATTCGCCCCATGAAGATCCGTACCGGCAATAAGCAGTCCCACGGTGTGAAGTGCTACGCCTCTGGCGGTCGAGTTCCGGAGGATATTTCCGATCCGGGGTCGCTGCCGAAGATGGCCAGCCCCAAGATGGCTGATGGCGGCATGATCGACGGCGACAAAGCCAAGCCGCGTCTCGACCGCGCTGGTGGCGGCAAGAAGGGAACGGTCGTCAACATCGTGATTGCAGGTGGCAGCAAGCCGGATCAGCCTCCGGCGCCTGCTCCCATGCCGATGCCACCGCCAGCACCGCCGATGGCGGGTCCTCCTGTGCCGCCGCCAATGCCGCCCGCAGGTGGGCCTCCGGTCATGCGCAAGCATGGCGGTCGCGTCAACATGGATGCAGGTGCGGGCTCCGGATTGGGCCGCTTGGAAAAAATCGGCAAGAAATGAGCGTCCAAACCTTCGATACGCGGGCATTGAACATGTTGACCGCGCGCTTGATCGAGGAAGAAACGCGAACCGGCAACGCGCTCGTCAGCGGTTCAGCTACGACCCTTGAAGAATACCGGGAACTGGTTGGAAAAATGCGCGGGCTCAAGCTGGTCCGCGATTTATGTGAAAGCGTCGAAAATGATTTGAGAAAAGGCAAATAGAGAATCCCTCATGGCATTGACCTCCCTCAAGATGATGCACGACAAAGACCCGAAAGACGCTCTGCTTGAAGCGATCGGTGATCTTTCCGGCTACGAGCTGGCCCCGAGCAAAATCCTCGTTGGCATTTACCAGCGCCCCGAGAAAACGGCAGGCGGCATCATCATCACGCCGAAGACCAAGGACGAAGACATCTATCAGGGTGTTGTAGGGCTGGTCTTGAAGCTCGGCCCCGGCTGCTTTGAAGACGATGACGTCAACAAGTTCCACGGCTTCAACGTCAAGGTTGGTGACTGGATCGAATACAAGCCCAGCGACACTGAGAAGGTCTCGGTCAAGGGCGTGATGTGCCGCCGTCTCTCGGATGTGCTGGTGAAGGCCAAGATTTCCGAGCCTGATTTGATTTTCTAAACCCAAGGACATTTCCCTCATGGCTAAAGGTGAAGACGACGGGATTGTCGTGGAGATTGATCCACGGCAGCTCGACATGCGGCTTGAGCCGGAAACGGAACGCAAAGCCAAAGCAAAAGACGACGAGGTCGTTGAGGAGCGAGAGCCGGAAGAAAAAAAGTCCTCCGGTTCCGACGAAGCGATCGAGGCCCTGCAGAAGCAGCTTGACGCACTCAAAGAAGAAAACGCTCGCAATCGTGCCGCCTATGAGTTGAAGGCAAGGGAGGCCGATGATGCTCTGAGCACGGCGCACCATGCCAGCGGCAGGGCGATGCAGTCTCAGTACGATCTTGTGAACACCGAGATCGCGAACGGCAAGGCCCGTCAGGAAGCCATCAAGCGGGAGATGAAGATTGCCCGCGAAACGGGCGACACCGACCGCGAAACCGATCTGATCAACGAATCTGCTCGCGTCGGCGTCCGTCTTCAGACGAATGAGGAACGCAAGGCCCATATCGAAGCTCAGCATCGCGAGGAACAGGCCCGTCGGGAAGCCAAGCGCTCGCAGCCAGCCGATCCGTTCGAAGCGTCACTTCAGGGACTGTCACCGAAGTCGCAGGCTTGGCTTCGCTCGCATCCTGAGTGTGTCACCGATGACGTGATGAACGCCAAGGTTCTGCTTGCCGACAAGGAAGCACGCCGCAAAGGTTTTGCAGCCGATACGCCAGAGTATTTCTCCTACATCGAGGAACAGATGGGCTACCGCCAACCACGCCGCGACGAAGATGATGGCGACGTTGAAACCCGTCGTTCGGACAAGTCGGATCGGCGCCAGTCTTACGCCGCGCCGCCATCACGAGATTCCGCGCCGGGTGCACCGTTGAAGCCGACGCAGAAGCGTCTCTCTCGTGAACAGGTGGAAACTGCCGAAGCAATGGGCATGACCCCGAGCCAGTACGCCGCTTGGATGGTCAAGGTCGAACGCGACGGCAAGTACGCAAATAACTAAAGGACATCCCTCAATGGCAGTTCAGGCAAAAGCCCGTCAGCAGACGGTCGGACGTGACACGGATACCAAACTTGGCCGCGGTATCGCGCTTGGCCGCAACGGCGAACAGATCCGCCGCATCAGCACCACCGGCACCGACCCCTATAAAATCCCGGACATGATCCGCGAGCAGTACTTGTCGGAAGGCTATGACCTTCAGTGGAACGTTGCCAGCGTTCTCGGGAAAGACGGCAAAGATTCTCCCGACATGCTCAACATCGCCAAGATGTACAATGCAGGCTGGCGCGCTGTCCCAGCAGACCGTCATCCAGGTGTCTGGCTCCCGGCAGAAGCGAAGGGCGATATCAATATCGGCGGCCTTCGTTTGGAAGAATGCCCGCTGAAGCTCATCGCTGAGGCCCGCGCCGAAGAACGTCGCGAAGCCGACGATCAGGTCAACGGATCGCGCGAGCAGTTCGGATTTAGCCCGACCGCACGTGGGTTCGAAGGCGCGGACAAGAGCAACAGCCCGCATGTTCGCAAGAACACATTCGTCCGTCGTGAAATGGTGCACGTCGATGATGCGCCGCGTCCGAAGTACGAGGTGTCGCTCGACGACTAAAACAGCAAGAGGCAGCAATCATCAGCATGCCTCTTGAAATTTAAGCAAATCACTGTTACTGGAAGTTTCATCGTTGTTCGTAGGCCGCAGGCTGTGGCCAGTCGCTTCGGGGTCGGAGACTCAAAGAAGCAACAAGCGTCGAGAAGGTTTTCTCGGCAAATCCCACAGCCAAAGTCTGACGGGTCAGACCGGCTACACAACGGATCATCACAATGGCAAACACCTTTGCCCCCCAGGGACTGCTGTCCTATGGCGGTGCGGATGGCGCCGCGCCGACGTACGGCTTCAAGAACGCCAAGATTCTCTACTCAAACTCGGACAAAATCTTCTACGGCGATCCTGTCATGCAGGATAGCGGCGGCTACATTCAGCAGTGGGACCCGGCAACCGGCGTCTCGCAGTTGATGGGCATCTTCCGAGGCTGCAAGTACTATTCACTCTCCAACAAGCAGACCATTTTCCCGAACTACTGGGGTGGTTCTGACGTGGCGGTTAATGCCGATATCACGGCCTATATCGAGCCCGTGAACACGGCGACGCCACCGATGTTCCTTGTGCAGACGGCGAACTCGAACACCACGGCAGTTGCGGTCACGCAGGCATCCGTGGGGCAGAACGCTGACGTTGCTCTCGGGTCAGGTAACACCACGTCCGGCATGTCAACGGCATATCTCGACATCAACACCTTTGGGACCACGTCAACGCTTCCGTTCCGCATCGTGGAGATTTGGAACGGCGTCGGCAACGGCTCCGACAAGTCGAGTGCCTACAACTACGTCGTTGTGCAGGCCAACATCTATCAGGAAACCGGGATCTAAGGAGCAACCCCAATGCCAGTCTCACTTACGAGCATCCGGGATCTGCTTAAGCCCGGCCTTTACGCGGTCGAAGGCGAATACGACCGGATCGAAGACCAGTACTCGAAAATCTTCACCAAGCGCAAATCGACGATGGCCGTCGAACGCAAGGTGCAGATGGCCTACCTCGGGTACGCCCAGTTCAAGACGGAAGGCGGTCAGACGTTTGCCGACAACAATGCCGGCGAGCGTTATGTCTACAACGCCGAGTCGTTTGAAGTCGGTCTGATGTATGCCATCACGCGCAAAGCGATCGATGACAACCTCTATAAGTCCGAGTTCAAACCGCAGGCTCTGGGCCTTCTGAACTCGTTCAAGGAGTTCAAGGAGTACCAGCACGCCGACATCTTCAACAGCGGCACGACCTATATCCCCAACATCGGGGGTGACGGTAAGGCACTGTTTGCAACAGACCATCCGGTTGATGGCGGCACGGTCGCCAACACCTTCGCTACCCCGCTTCAGTTGAATGAAGCCTCCTACCTTCAGGCCATCACGAACATCCGCGCAACGTGGGTGGACGAACGCGGCTTGAAGATCAAGGGACGCGGCAAGCAGCTCGTGGTTCCGGTGGCCTTGCAGCCTACTGCCAAGCGCCTCATCGAAACCGAGCTTCGTCCCGGCACCGCCAACAACGACGTCAACGTCATCCGCGATATGGATGGCGAGCGTCCGAGCTTGGTGATCTGGGATTACCTCACGAGCCCGAACGCCTGGTTCGTTCTGACGAACACGGCTGATGACTCGTTGCTCACCATGCAGCGCATTACCTTTGAAACCGATATGCAGGTCGATTTCACGACCGATAACCTGCTGGTCAAAGGCTATGAGCGGTACACACCTACTTACAACGACTGGCGTTGTGCCTGGGGCAGCTTCCCGAGCTCTTAAAGGAGGCCGCTCATGGCAACGACAAACTTCCCGAATGGGGTAACGACGACCAGCATCTCAACGACGCTTGGCTCGTTCATTGCTCCTGATCCGACCGCAGCCCATACGTTCTGGGATGATTTCGACGGGTTCTCGGCAAACATTGCCACGACGCCCGCAGTCCCCGGCGATTGGACTCTCACGACAACCGGCAGCGGCACTGCACTTGTCACGGATGCTGACAATGGCGTGGTGCTGGTGACGAATGGTGCTTCCGACGACAACAACGTTTTCTGCCAGTGGTGCGGGCGATCCTCGTCCACGTCTGAGACGTTCAAGTGGGATGCGACCAAGCCGATGTGGTTCAAGGCCCGGTTTCAGGTTTCCGACGCTACACAGTCGGACCTGATCATTGGCCTTGCGATCACGGATACGTCTCCGCTCGATGCTTCAGACGGTATTTTCTTTCTGAAGTCGGACGGCTCCGCCAGCGTAAGCCTAAAGGCAGTGAAGAACAGCACCGCTTCGACCGTTGCGGTCGGAACGCTCACCGATGCTACCTATTACACGGTTGGCTTCGCATGGCTTCCGAACGGACCGGAGAACGGTGCCGGCGGCCCTGGGCTCTATGCGTTCTTCAACGACGTGCAGGTTGGTTCGATTACCTCGACCGCCAACATGCCGGATGATGAAGAACTGGCGGTCACGTTCGGTCTTCAGAACGGTGAAGCCGTCGCGAAGACATTGAGCTTGGACTACATCCTTTGCTCGAAGGTCCGCTGACCATGAAGGGCAAAAAGCTAAAGAAGCCGTATTCCCCGATGGGATCGATGAAGGGACAGAAGCCCAAATTCAACGGGCCTGAAACCTTCAAGGACCCTGCTGCGGAAGAACCGGCTAACGACATGCCCCCTGTTCAGGGCTTCAAGGCACGTATGCGCCTTGATCGTCCCGGACGTAAGCGCGGTGGACGAGTGGGGGCTGACATGGCTCCGCTCTCGTCTGCTGCCAAGGGCTGCTAGCTGTCGCGCGTGACCGAGTGGCAGGGAGGGACTGTCACTCGGTGCGCATTTGAACGGGATCAGACATGGCTAAGCTGACAAGCAAGCGGCGCAACGCGCTGCCGAAGGATGACTTCGCGCTTCCGGGTCGGAAATATCCGATCGAAGACGCCAACCACGCCAGAAATGCCCTCGCACGAGTGAGCCAGCACGGAACGCCAAGCGAGAAGGCGAAGGTCAAAGCCGCCGTCCATCGCAAATACCCCGGCATTGGGAAGGACTAATCAGAATGTCAGGACCTCTCGCGAGATACGCCACGATCACGGATACCGGTGTTGCTGGTCCGTACAATCTTGATCCAACCATCAGCCCATTCAACGTCAATGTTCAGGTCTATGTTCCCGAGGATGTCACGGTCTCCTATAGTGTCGAATACACGCTGGATCAGTTGAACCTTCTTGGTGGACAGGAAAACCCGAACGTCCGTTGGGAAACCGATACGAATTTTCCCGACAGCTCGGCCGCAACCATAACCTCGTCATTCGATGCGCCATTGACGGCGATCCGGGTGAATGTCGCTTCGATCTCTGGCGGTTCGATTGAGTTGAAGATCCTGCAATCGTTCAGCAAGAACTGAGGCTGAGATGTCATCCAGCGGTACCTACGATTTCGGCCCAAGCGTTGGCGACATTACGCTCAATGCTTTTGGCCGGATCGGTATTCGCCGCACGGAGTTGACGCAACAGCATTTGCAAGACGCGGCAACGGAATCCAATTTCACTCAGGTCGAATTTTCCAATCGCCAGCCCAATTTGTGGCTGTCAGAACTCTACGAGATTCCTCTGGTTCAGGGGCAAGCGGCCTATGAACTCCCGTCACGATTGATCTCACCAATGGCCGTCTACATGACGGTTAATCCCGGTGGTTCCGGAGCTTCGTTCGATCGCATCCTAAACCCGATTTCGACCTACGAGTACGCGAGTCTCCCGAACAAAGACATACAGGCCCAACCGACCACCTACTGGTATCACCGCACGATCGCGCCCGAGATTTATATCTGGCAGGTGCCCGATGACTCGGCAACGTACACTTTGAAACTTCGCATTCTGTCTCAGCCGGAAGACGCGAAACTTCCATCAGGAGTTACGCCGAATTTGCCTTACCGATGGCTGGATGCCTTCACCGCGGCGCTGTCCGCAAGACTTGCTGCAATCTATCGCCAAGACCTCGAAGACAAGCGCAAAGCCGATGCCGAACGGGCTTGGCAGATCGCTGCGAAAGAGGACATCGAATACGTGCCCCAGTTCATCTATCCAGCTCTCGGCACCTATTACGGTGGCCGCTGATGCCTTGGCGCCAGCACGGACGGGCTGAGGTTGACGCTTGGCAGCCGCGCTCGTTCGGAGTTTGTGATCGTTGCGGCTTTCTCTACAACTTGGACGATCTCAAGTGGCAAAAGCAGTACGCCGGCGTTGGCGTGGTTAGCCTCGAAATCCTTGTCTGCGATCGGTGCCTTGATCGTATGCAGCCGCAGCTTACCGCAACCATTCTGCCGATCGATCCCGAACCGATCATGGATCCGCGCCCGGAATACTACGCGGTGGATGAGGTCGATTACCTCGTCGATCAGAACGGCGACATTCTGGTCGATCAAGACGGAAATAAGATCGTCGCGAACGTGGCCAGCGAGAACTATTCGGACGCTCCCTCCGATCCTAACCGTGGTCCCAACCCGCCAAATTCGGATCAATAGCGCATGTCTGACGTTTGGATTCTGAACCTTCCAGTCGCAACAGGACTGGACGGGACAGAGTATGTCCCGCTCGTTCGTGGGCTCGGTGCCGAGGCCATTCTGGAACGCGCTACATCCGATCAGATCGCGGACCTTAGCGCCGCAGGACTTGGTGTCACCAGCGTTGGGTTAAGCCTTCCGAATATCTTTTCCGTTTCTGGCTCGCCTGTCACGTCAACCGGAACTTTGGCCGGATCACTGGTCAATCAATCTGCGAACACGATCTTTGCAGGCCCCTCGACCGGTAGTGCTGGCATTCCAGCGTTTCGTTCTCTGGTCGCAGCTGATATTCCACTCATTCCTCTCAGTGGTGGTGGTACGGGATCAAGTCTCTCTGATCCGGGCGCGGACCGGATCGGGTTTTGGGATGACTCGGCTGGTGAGTTCACGTGGCTGACGATCGGCGCCAATCTTTCGATCACCGATACGACACTCAACGCCACGGGGGGCGGTGGTGGAACCGACATCGATATTGGATCGACCGTCATCACTGGCGGCTCTACGGGTCAAATTCTCTACGACAATGACGGCGTTGCCGGGGAATACGAAATAAGCGGCACCGGCTCTGTTGCCATGACCAACTCGCCGGCTTTTACGACCCCCAATCTTGGAACGCCAAGCGCTGCAACTCTGACGAACGCCACTGGTCTTCCCATTGCAACGGGCGTCTCCGGGCTAGGGACTGGCATCGCCACCTTCCTTGCCACTCCGACGTCCGCCAACCTCAAGGCCGCTGTATCCGATGAGACCGGCTCCGGTGCTCTTGTTTTTGCGACAAGCCCGACGCTCGTCACTCCGGCTCTTGGTACGCCGTCCTCGGCAACACTGACCAATGCGACCGGCTTGCCTCTGACAAGCGGAGTCATCGGCATACTGCCGATTGCCAACGGCGGCACCAATGCGTCGTCTGCGTCGTCCGCGCGAACCAATCTTGGCCTCGCAATTGGCTCGGATGTTCAGGCATACAATGCCAATCTGACAACGTGGGCCGGAAAAACGGCTCCGACCGGCACTGTCGTCGGCACCACAGATGTTCAGACTCTCTCCAATAAGACAATCGTTGGATACACGCCGATTGTTGCCACTCGGACGGCGATGGCTTCTGTGGCGACGGCCAATACAACGACCGTCTATCTGGTTGAGGCTGGGCGCCAAGGGACATTCTCCTGGAATAGCGCAAACCTCTCGACACAAGTCACAGCCGACACGCAGCAGGGCATTTATGTTCCGCCTGCGAGCGATACGTCGGGTGCCAGTGGAGCTTGGGTCCGCATCTATGCTGGTGAAATCAATGCTCAGTGGTTTGGAGCTGTCCCAGACGATTCAACGGACAACACCACGGCAATTCAGGCTGCAATCGATTACGCGGCGCAGATTGTTGCGACGCCTGAGAGCTTTAACGTTGTTTTGTCTGATGTCTACATCCCGAGTGGTCCAGAGGCCTATCGGTTCAATTCCACCCTAGAGACGTATACCGGAGTCCGCATACGTGGCGACGGCATCGCGACTACACTTCTGAAGTACTATGGGTCCAGCGTCGCAATATCTTTAGTTCACAACGGCGCGACTTCGCTTCTTGGAACGTACTTCCAAGATTTCATGCTGGACAACGCCGGAACTGGCACCAGAGGCATATCCGGGGATGACGGCAACAACCTCGCAATTAGATTGTGCGCGTTAAACAGGGTCGCGGTCTATGCTTTCGGTACCAACGTTTATCTCAACGATAGCTGGACCTTCCAGATTTTAGGGTCCCACATTTACAATGCGGGCGACTATAATCTTCATGCTCTGAACGCGACAGATTACTACTGTGAAGCCACGCGGTTTGACCTTGCCGGCGAAGATTGCGTTTTGCTAGAGGCGTCGAGCACCAACCCGACGCTGAACCCCTGCTTCGTTGGGTGTATTTTTCAAGGCGCCGACAAGTGGGGCCTGCATCTTATCGATTGCGTCGCCCTGACACTGATCAATCCTTATTGGGAAGACTGCAACAACAACGCCACCGCTGACTATGGCTGCCTCTATATGGAGGATGGCGCCAACAACAAGAGCAATTATCTCAATATCCAGGGCGGCTATGTCAGTCAGACCGGGGGCACCTCGGGTCAGACGGCGATCAAGGTCGACCGCTGCAAGGGCGTCTTCATCAGCACGCTCTTTAATGGCACGTTTGCGAACGCCGTTGATCTCGGAAGCAATGTCGCCTGGGCGGTCCTGCACAACGTCTACAACGGCAACACAGTAGCGGCGACGGCATCGACTAAGGTTCATAACACGGACCCTTCTGGCCGCACCCTGATCGGCTATGCGAACTCGATCACAGGGGCGGGCAGCGCGCAGTTCAATCTGCAGATTGTCGGCGCGTCCAACACAATTGCGGGCATCGGCCAGTATTGTTTTAGTGAGACTGCCGCTGGTCCTATCATGGAACTCGGCATCTCGCGCAGCGCGACGTTTGGGGGTCAAACCCTTGTCGGTGCGAGCGTCACGCTCGGATCATTCAGCTTTTCTGGTTCTGATGGAACGAATTTCGTCAACGGTGCTCAGATTGCAGCCGTCACCGAGGCGACGACGGGCTCTGGCGACATGCCGGCGCGTCTCTCTTTGCGCACCACCGCAGATGGTGCTTCATCGGCATCGGAATCGGTCCGTATCGATAATCAGGGGGCCGTGCAGTTCCCGCGTGTGGGCACCACCGCAACTGCTGCGAATGCGTTCCTGAACTCTGCCTCGTCTCCGGCAAACAACTTGCTCCGCTCCACGTCTTCGGCTCGGTATAAGACCGGCATCGAAGACCTTGATGTGAACTACGCCAAAAAGCTGCTGACCGCGCGCCCGGTCTATTATCGATCGAAAGCACCGGCCGATAATCCCAAGCATTCACACTGGGGCTTCATCGCTGAGGAACTTGCGGAGATCGACCCGCGCCTTGTCCATTTTGGATATAAGGACGAGGATTGGGAAGAAATCGAGATCGAGGAACGGGTTCCGCAGAAAGACGGGACCGATGCCGTCCAGAAGCACAAAGAAATGAAACTAAAGGACGGTGCTGCTCTCGTTCCCGATGGCATCCAATACGACCGGCTGACGGTGCATTTGCTGGCGCTTGTCAAAGACCTGTACCGGAAGATTGACGCGCTGGAAGCGAAGCGCCACTAAAGGTTTAAGACGTTTCTCAATTGGTTTTTCGATCATCAGATAAACCGCAGTGGCGAGAACAACAGAGAGCGCCGTGGCGATCACGATATAAACGGCCCAGTGCATCTGGGCATGTTCGAGTAATAGAACACGGCGGAAGGCACTGAGCACGAACACATGCGTGAGGTAGAGCGCATAAGAGGTCAGGCCCAAGACGTCGAACGCATCGGCCACCTGTTTTGATTTTGGCGCCGGAACGTAGAGAGCCCCAGCTACGATCAGGAACGCGGGACCGCCAATCATCAAGAAGCGTGGCCCGGAAACCGGAAACACGATCAGCGCTAACCCAGCGGCAAGCGCAGACCAAGCAAGGGGAGCCGGGATCTTCGCGCCGCTGAGATAGAGCCGCCCGAGCAGGACACCGAAAAGGAACTCCAGCAGGATGCCATGTCCCGCCGTGGCATAGAATGAAAGTTCCGGCACGCCCGACACCATGCCAAGCCCCATCAGGGCGCCGATCAGACAAACAAGCGCCACGTCCGATTTGCGGAACGCGAGTGCTAGACCAAACAAGGAATAGAACGCGATTTCGACGTTGAGCGTCCAGCCTTGGCCGACCAGCGGGAAGTACTGATGATCGAAACTTCTCGCTGCGGGAATGAAGACCGCCGATTTGATGACGTAGGACAGGGTGGTGTCGCCTTTGTAGAATAGAGGCGCATAGGCAGCGATCAGAGCAGCAGCGATCGTCACGATAAGGTAGAGCGGCCAAACCCGCGCAAAGCGGCGCAGAATGAATTCACCGGGCTTCATCGTTCCCTTCCGGGTGATGTAGACCATGATGAATCCGGAGATGACGAAGAACACATCAACCCCGGCGTGGCCCCAGCCAAACCATTGAGGGTTGAACGACTTATCGAAAGTCCCAGCGTGATTTTTGACGTGATAGAGCACCACGGCAAGCGCCGCGAAAATGCGCAAGAGCTGAAGATTGACCAGCCTATCGGTCATGTTGGATTCCCCCGAGCCGGATAAAGGCACCAATCTGAGGCTGGAGCAAGACCCGGAATGATCGGTTTTCTACTTGGTGTCGCAATCGGCACTGGCATTTCTGCCTACATAACGAGGCGTCGCAGCCTGACGCGCTGTGATCTCTGCGGCCGTCTCCGTGAAAACGGAGATCCAGAATGATGCGCCGCCCCCACGGTCGGGCTCGTGTCGATGAAGACAACCCGCAAGCCTTCGGAATCTGTGACAGGTGTGGAGCGCTCTACAATTTACGTGATCTTCAATACCAATACATCGTCAACGGACTGACGACACTCAACACGCGCTTGCGTGTCTGTGAAGAATGCACCGATAACCTGAACTACCAGTTTCAGAACATTCCGCTTCCTGCCGATCCGGTTCCAACGCGAAACGCCAGGCCCGAGCCTTACCTGCTCGATGAAGTCGATTACCTGACGACAGACGAGTACGTGCCGATCGGAACGCAGGACGGCCAACCTCTGACACCAGATCAAGCCTCGGTCAATTTCTTCGACTCTCCACCTGATCCGAACCGCGGCCCGAACCCACCCAACAGCGACAACGAGGAAACCTAAGAGCAATGGGCATTGTCGCTCCAACCCCGATCCTCAATCTGCCGGTGGCGACCGGGATCGACAACACCTATTGGGTTCCAACATCGAGCACGAATGGTTCCCCGACCGAGCGTGTCAACGTGGCGGTTCTGAATGGCATCCAAGGATCTCTTGATCTCATCAGCAAGACACAGGGCGCCATACTGTTTCGGGGAGCGAATGAGTGGAAGGCTCTGGACCCTGGAACGGCAGGGTACGTGCTTTCGACTCAGGGACCGGATGCTGACCCGCAGTGGGCCTCAGCAACGTCTGGGTCTGTGTCCAGTGTTGGCTTGGACTTGCCGGCGTCCCTGTTCAGCGTTTCCGGTTCTCCCGTCACCTCATCAGGAACTTTGACCGGAACTCTCATCGTTCAAAACGCCAACAAGGTTTTTGCGGGTCCCGCTACGGGAGCGGATGCGGTTCCCACGTTTCGCGAGCTCGTCAACGCCGATATCGCACCGATTGGTGCAGCACTGACCAAAACCAATGACACCAACGTTACTCTGACTCTCGGAGGGTTACCTTCAACAGCCTTAGTCAATGCCACCTCTTTGACTTTGGGATGGGCAGGACTGCTCGGTCTTTCTCGGGGTGGAACGGCTGCGGATCTCAGTGCTACCGGTGGCGCCGGTCAGGTTCTCCGGCAATCGACGCTTGGAGGCGCTGTCAGCGTCTCACAATTGGCCGCCAGCGACCTTTCGAATGGTGTGACCGGTACAGGCTCAGTCGTTCTTGCAACGTCTCCTAGCCTCACGACGCCCAATTTGGGAACACCGTCAGCCGCGGTCCTGACGAACGCTACGGGTCTGCCCCTTTCAACCGGGGTAACCGGAAATTTGCCAGTCACCAATCTGAATTCAGGGACGGCGGCATCTTCCTCTACGTTCTGGCGCGGTGACGGAACATGGGCGACGCCTGCCGGGGCCGGTACGGTTACGAGCGTAGACGTTTCGGGTGGCACGACTGGACTGACGACATCTGGCGGTCCGATTACAGGCTCTGGAACGATTACTCTGGCAGGGACGTTGGGCGCCGCAAATGGTGGCACTGGAATCACGTCACTTGGTAGCGGGATCGCTACGTGGCTCGGGACGCCTTCTAGCGCCAATCTCAGATCAGCTGTCACCGATGAAACTGGAACGGGGGCGCTGGTCTTTGCAACGAGCCCGTCATTGGTTACGCCGGCTCTCGGAACGCCAGCTTCCGGAACTCTTACGAATTGCACCGGGTTGCCTTTGCTCACCGGAGTTTCGGGACGAACAGGCCCGACGCTCCAAACATTTACCTCATCTGGCACTTGGACGAAGCCAGCCGGGTGTGTGAAGATTAAAGCGACGATTATAGGCGGTGGTGGTGGCGGCGGCGGCGTTAAGGCACCATCTACCAGCGTTGCGATTGTAGCCGGTGGCGGCGGCTCGGGCGCACAAGCAATTACCTACCTGGATGTGTCTGCGATAAGTTCGCTCGCCGTAACGGTTGGCGCGGCGGGAACGGCGGGATCAAGTGCGGGAGGCGCGGGCGGCGACGGTGGCACCTCCGGTCTAGGAACAGCGAACGCAAATGGTCAAGCGACGGGTGGGACTGGCGGGAGCGGCAGCGTCACAGGCGCTGCGGGTATTTATACGTCTCCAGGCGGCAACCCAGGAGCGGCGACAGGAGGCAGTATCAACGTCGGCGGAAACGGCGGAGGCGTCGGCATGATGATTGCGTTTAACCAAGGCGTTAGCGGCGCAGGCGCATCGTCGGCGTTTGGTGGCGCTGCTACAGGAGTACGTTTTTTTGCCAATAATTCAGGCACGGCTGGTAACTCCGCATCTGGTTATGGATCAGGTGGATCTGGAGCGATCGCCTCCGGCGTTACGACAGGATTTGCGGGCGGCGCGGGCTTTGGCGGTATCGTCATCATCGAGGAATACTATGCGTAAGGCGATCCTTTCGGACTCTAAACGGATCAACATCCAAAGCGTGGATTTGCAATGAACTATGCCGATTGGACTGCAACTCTCGCGAACATGACCGGCTATGACGTGGCTGACCCGAACTTCGTGCAGATCCTCCCGAGTGCGATCAACTATGCCGAAGGCCGGATATATCGCGAGGCGGATTTCATCTCGACGGTCATTCGTGACACCGGAGTTTTAACCGCGAACAGCCGCAACTTCACGCTTCCATCTAATGTGGGGCAGTTCAACGTTGTTCGCCAGTTGAATTGCATCACTCCAGCCGAAACTCTTCCGGCAGACGGGACGCGCAACCCTATGACTCCGGTATCGACGGAGGTCATGGACATGCTGTGGCCGTCAGAGCAAGCACCTTCCACCCCGTCAATCCCGACCATGTTTGCCATGCTGACGCAGAACAACGTCAAGTCTCAAACGGTAGACGTTCTCGTTGGTCCGGCTCCGGATGATTCCTACAATGTGGAAGTGATCGGCACCGTCAATCCAACGCCCCTCTCGGAAAGCAATCCAACAACCTATCTGACGCTCTATTTACCAGATTTATTCCTCGCGGCATCAATGGTGTTCATGACGGGATTCCAGAAATCGTTTGGTGCTCAAGCGGATGATCCACGCTCAGCGATGAGCTGGGAGCAACAATACCTCACCCTCTTTAAGTCAGCCGATCTCGTGGATGCGCGCCAACGCTTCGCTGCTGCGTCGTGGACGTCGGCACAGCCTGAAAACTTCGCTTCGGCGCAGCGCGGTTAAGCCATATGCCATTTGCGGAAGTAAGATTGGTTCCCGGCATCGATCGGGAAAAAACCCAGTCTTTGAATCAAGCCGGTTATTCCTTTTCTTCCTTCATTCGTTGGAAGGAAGGCTTGGCCCAGAAGATCGGTGGATGGGTTCGCTTCTATCGCTTCGCCACGGCCGGCGTCCCTCGCGATCTTCACGCATGGCAGGACCTGAACGAAACCGGCCGATTGTTCGTCGGAACCACAACAGAAGCCGACGTCATCTCGAATGGGTTCCTGCAACAGATTACCCCACAGCAGTTGATCACCGATCCAGCGCCGGATTTCTCAACCACAAGCGGCTCCCCGAACGTTGACATCATCGACCCGAACGTGACCGACGTGACGGTGTTCGATAGCATCTATTTCAATACCCCGATCAGTGTCGGCGGCTTGATCCTCTCGGGTCTCTATCCGATTGCCCTGTCTCTCGACACCCATAAATACCGCATCATCGCAGCCTCAGACGCAACGGCCACGGTCAGCAACGGTGGCGCAGTTCCAGTGTTTGACTCAACGTCAGGCAGTTCAACCATTTCTGTGACACTGGCCGATCATGGGCTGGTCAAAGGCGACACGATCAACTTTCCAATTCCGACGACGGTCGGTGGCGTGACGATCTTCGGCACCTATCCCGCTTCCGGTATTACGAGCACCAGCGTCTTCGATATCGTCGCGGATGAAACGGCGAGTTCAACTGCAACCGTCTCGATGAACTCCGGCGATGCTGAAATCCTCTATGACATCACCATTGGTCCCGGTTCATCCGGTACAGGTTATGGCATTGGCCCCTATGGCGACGGTGGCTACGGAACGGGGTCTTCGACCGGCAACCAGACCGGAAACCCGATCACCGCGGTTGACTACACCTCCGACAACTGGGGACCATTTCTGCTGTTCTGCCCCTTCAACGGCGGGATTTACTCGTGGCAACCGAACGGCGGTTTCGGCAACGCCCAACTCGTCACCAACGCGCCTCCGTTTAATGGCGGCATCTTTGTTGCGATGCCTGCGCAAATCCTCGTCGCATGGGGGTCAACGTCAACACAGAACATCGGCACCGATCAAGATCCTCTCCTTCTGAAATGGTCTGATCAGTTGGACTTCACCAACTGGACGGTTTCGGAACTGACACAGGCCGGTTCGCTCAGAATCCCGACCGGATCGAAAATCGTTGGCGGCATGCAAGCCCCGCAGAACGCGCTGATCTGGACCGACTTGGATGTTTGGGCCTTGCAGTATGTCGGGCCTCCGTTGGTGTTCGGATTGAACAAGGTCGGTTCCAACTGCGGTTTGATTTCGTCGCACGGGATGACGCAGTTGGGTGGACAGGTCTTCTGGATGGGCCAGTCGAATTTCTTCACCTTGACCGCATCAGGCGCAACGCCAATTCCGTGCCCAGTGTGGGATGAAGTGTTTCAGGACTTGGACACCGAAAACTCCTTCAAGTGCCGCGCGTGGTCTTCGACGACCTTCAATGAAGTGTGGTGGTTTTATCCGTCGAAGTCCGGGGGTACGGGCGAGAACGACTCTTACGTCAAGCTGACGGTCACGGAAGGCTCATGGGATTACGGCTCTCTGAAACGATCCGCTGCGATTGATCAATCAGTCTTGGGAACTCCGATCGCCGCAGCACCGAACGGCATCATCTATCAGCATGAAATAGGCGAAGATGCAGACGGGCAACCGATCGCATGGGAGTTTGAAACCGGCTTCTGGACCATCAATGAGGGTTCAGACATTCCATTTGTGGACTGGTTCCTGCCGGACATGCGATTTGGACTGATCAACGGCGAGCAAGACGCCAGCGTTCAGGTGACGTTCTATTCCCGGTTTTATCCCGGTGGGCCTATCCGCACTTATGGTCCCTACACCTTCACCAAAAGCACACAGTTTCTAAATCCTCGCATCAGGGGCCGGGAAATGGCGATCAAGATGTCGGGGAATGACATCGGCAGTTTCGTGCGCCTTGGTTTGAACCGCTATCGCTGGGCACCGGACGGAAAGTACTGACATGGGCAGCAACGACGCGATTAAATCCTTGCTCGGAACGAGTCAGGGAACGACGAATAACGCCAATCCTACAACCAACCCCTCGCTGAAGAATATCGCCACGAACGGAGCGTTGCTCAATCAAAACATCTCGGCTCTGACGCAGAAAATCGCGGCGTTGACCAAGGCGTGGAACGTCAACTCCTGATGGCTGACGATACTGCGGGGACACCCGAAAATCCGACCGACTCAACGGCTCTGAACGATATCGCGACCAACGGAGCGCTGCTCAACCAGAACCTGTCAGCGTTGATTTCATCAGTGGATGGTCTGAGTTCAATCGTACTGCCAGTGGAACGGGGAGGGACGGGCCTTGATCACGTCGATACAGGCGATCTTCTCTATGGCTCAGCGACAAACGTTTATTCGCTACTGCCTGACGTGGCAACTGGCAATGCTCTCATATCTGGCGGTGTTGGCGGCGTTCCCTCTTGGGGGAAAGTAACGCCCTCGCATTTTAGCGGAACACTCCCCGTTGCGAATGGTGGAACGTCCAAAACCAGTTTTACCACCTACGCTGTGATATGCGGCGGCACGACGACGGCGGGAGCCTTACAGAGCGTTGCGAGCGTCGGAACTTCTGGCCAGATTCTAACCTCGAATGGGGCCGGCGCGCTTCCGACATTTCAATCCTTTGTTGATGGGATCGGCGGTATTATCGCGTTCCCCGACAATCAGTCTTATCGTATCTGGCTGAACTCGCCGTTCCCAGGAACAATCACAAGCACAACGACACGCAGTACCGCAGGTACCTGTACGCTGACGTTCAACGTCAACGGCACTGGGATTGGCGGCACGGCGAATGCAGTCTCTACAACGCAGCAGTCTCAATCGCACTCTGCTTCGTTCGCGGCCGGAAATTACATAGAAATGACGGTCAGCTCAAATTCATCCTGCGAAGGCATGAGCTTCATGATCGCATATACGAGGCCATGAGGTGGCGCATTTAATTATCGTCGATTCACCATCACCGTCGATCGTTTTTACAGACGTTTCCACGACATCCGTAGACGGCTCCGGAACCCTTAATTTCACCGGTCTTTCTTTTGGTGCGGAAAACCCGACGCGAAGGATAATCGCTGTATTGGGATGGATCCGTGGAACGGGGGGCTCTCTTTCAACGTGTACAATCGGAGGTGTGAGCGCAAATCTCGCCGTTCGAGGCACAGGTTTTAACTCAAACTCGTTTTCGGACATTTGGATTGCCGACGTTCCAACGGGAACATCTGGGACCGTCGCGCTTTCTGGTGTCAGTGGAAACTGGGCTGCATACTGCGCCGTGTATCAAGCTCTTCACCTTCGAAGCAACGCACCAGTTTCGACCGACTCCGATGGCAATGGCGCACTGAGCATGAGTGTGGGTGTTCCGTCGCGCGGCATCGTCGTTGCAACCGCGCGTGTGGCGGCATTCGGTTCGGTCGGGACAAATTCATGGTCTGGAATTCCTAGGGATTTCAACCAAACATTTAACAGCAACAATGCCGCCCTTGTTGGCGGCTCCAATACGTATCCTTCAGCCTCCACCGCTTCGGTAGCAATATCCTGGAGCAATGCATCCGATGATGTCGGAAGCATGGCTTCCTTCAGGTAATTCAACACATGGCAGGTCTAAGTGATCTCAACCGTCTCTCACAATCAGGAGACGGAAGCGAACCCACGTATCGCATGTCTATGCTCCCCTTGGGGACCTACGCAAACTCAGATGGAACGGAATCCTTGGGCTTCGCACTCCCTGCCATGATCCATGAGCCTTTGATGGCGGTGGAGAGATTGTTCGGAACACCTTCGAGACCCGGAACATTTGGACGTGGCCCCGATTATCCCGGTAATGCCGATGCCATGCGGACGCTCTTGCTTTCGACATATGGGGGCAATGCGCTGAACCCGGCCGCTGTGATCCCGAAAGGCGGGTTAGCATCTGGCATCGTGCGTGAGGCGGCGGAAGCGGCTCCGCAGCGCATGTACCACGGCACCTCAGCGGCGGAAGATTTCAGCACTTTCCGTCCGAGCGAAAGCGGTTCGTTTGGTCCCGGCGTCTACGTTTCGAGAGACCCTGAATTCGCAGGCACCTTTGCACCGGAGGGGACGGGAGCGCGGATGTTGCCCCTCGACGTCGAAGGCCCGCTAGCGACGATGGAGCAATACCTCAAAACCCTGCACGCCAACGGGCGCAACCCGGAAGCGGCACAACGGGCGCTTCTTGGACAAGGCTATACAGGCGTTTCTGGAGACATCGGCGGCAGCAAGTTCAGTGACGTCACCAATGTTTTTAAGCCCGGTTCGATCCGATCCGCCACGACGGGCGAGACGCTTTACTCCGATGGCCTACCCTCACTTTTCCCCGCCGCTCTCTACAACGACCAAGAACCTCAATCCTCTTACGCATCAGGAGGCAACGTGGCTGACACGTCAGGTCTTTCCGGTTTAACGAGATTGCCGGACTATGGCTTTGGTCCGATGACTCCAACAACCATTGCGGGGCGTCCGAATGATTTTGTCTCTAGTCGGGACCCCGATCCGACGTGGGGCGATCTTGCATTGTCCGCAGCAGAATTTCCGGCCCGCGCGACCGTCGGTCAGATCGATGCAGCAGGGAGCGGGATTGCTGATGCCCTAGTTGATCCGTCGCTTGCGAACGTCACCAACGCGGGCGTCAATACGGGCCTGGCGCTGATGTCACCGGAGTTGACCGTCGCTTCCGGTCTTGGTGGCCTTGGCCTTGCAGCCCTCAGAGACGCCGACGTCATCCCCTCGGCAGAAGCACGCCGGCTTCGGCATCCGGCTCCCGTGGCGGCTGCACCAGCACCGCTCGCGCCGGCACCTGTCGATCCCGTCTTGGAGAAGGTCAAAGACGATCCCTCCCTTTTGGCTCTCTATCAGCAGATCAAGATCGAACAGAACAACGCAACCCGCGATTATCCGGGCCGCAATGGCGACGCCAGCCGCGCCGCAGCCGCTGCCCGCGTACAGGATCTTCAAGGCCAGTTCTCTGCCGCTCTCGCCAAACGAGACGCCGCCAAACAGGCCATCTATGACCAGCAGGTCACAAACGCACTCGCTGCTCGAGACGTCGAACTTGGACGGGATCGTCGCTTCTCCGATACCGAGGTTGGGAAGGTCTACGACAAGCTAGGAGGCTATGCGCCACTGGTGGCTGGGTTTGTACCGGGTGTCGTCTCCCGGCTTGCCTACGGCCCCGCTAAGACGCTTGGCAATGCTTTACTGCGAGACGCGGAAGGAATCACGTTCGGCATCGGCGCCAACAACGTCCCTCTCGCATACAACTCATTTGCCACCGAGGTCGATAACCCGGAACAGCGCGCCTACGCAGCGTATGCCTATAACCTCCCGGATGGTCACCCTGATAAAGTCAAAGCCCAGGCGATGGCGGACAGCCTGCCGAAACTCAATCCCATTCGGGAAGAGTCACAGGAAGAACTCTACGATCCTGAAAAGCTGAAAGAGCGCGCCATTATGGGCGGCTTTGAAGGATGGGGAGGCAACCGCTTCGGTCAGATGCTGACAGGCGGACTCGGAGGCTTGTTCCGCAGATCAAGCTACCAGCTTCCGCCAGAGGCTCCGCTCCCGGTTAAGCCGCAGGGAGCACCCCTTGTGCCACTAGAAGACGCCGCAGAGCTTGCCGCCCGTAATGATGAAGTTCTTCGTCGGTCATCAAATCCAGCCGGTCCCGTTTCCGAACGAAGTCTGCCCGCGCTTGGAGACGTTGAAGATATTGTTCCCGCGTCTCCGGTGCAGAAACCGAAGGCCGGCCGCCGTAGTAGATCGGGCGGTTCCAAAGGTCCTTCAAAAGCTGGAACAGTTTCATCGGATAACCCTCCTGCCTTACCGGACTCTCAGTCGGCAGCGAGTGATGAACTTAAGCGATTTCTGGGATTCCGTAAAGCACCCGACCTGAAAGACCTGAAAGCCGCTGGCGGGGGTGTGGATGGGGCTGGGGAGGGAGGAAAAACCTTCTCAGGTCCGCTACATGCCGCATCCGGAGGGCGAACCGATGTGCTCCCCGTTGATGTTGCGGCTGGCTCGTATGTATTGCCTGCGGACCTTGTGAGCGCCTTGGGAGAGGGAAACACAACTCACGGCATCAAAGTCATTGAGCAAATGTTCCCGGCGCAGAACCCGAATCTCACCTTCGCATCAGGCGGCAAGGTTCCGATCATCGCTGCGGGTGGCGAGCATGTCTTGAGTCCTGAGCAAGTCGCAGCAGTTGGCGGTGGTGATCTCAACCACGGACACGCGATCTTGGATGCGTTCGTGAAGAACACGCGCAACGACACGATCAACACGTTGAAGTCCCTTCCAGGACCCCAGAAGTAGAGAACCCCAACATGAGCGGTGACCACACCCGCGTCCGAGTCGCTGACTCGGGCGACGAAGATGCTTTGATGGAATTGGCGAAGTATCTCCATTCAGAGAATGGCCTGTTTGACTTCGATGATGTGGCCGTTCGCTACGCCTTCCGCAAGGCCATCGTTGGCAAGCCTGAACAAAGACACGGCATCATCGGTGTCATCGGAACACCAGATGATCTTGAAGGCGCGATATTCCTTGAGCCTTCCTGCCTCTGGTACACGACGCAGCCGTGTCTTCTTGAGCTTTTCAGCTATGTCTACCCGCGACACCGATCATCGACGAACAGCGTCGATCTGATCGCCTTCGCGAAGCACGTTTCCGATCACTTCAAACTCCCTCTGATGATCGGCGTTTTGTCCAACAAGCGCACCGAAGCCAAGGTGCGCTTGTATCGGCGTGCTCTTGGAGAGCCAACGGGCGCGTTTTTCCTGCACAATGCAGCACGGGGAGTTCATTAGATGTGTGGTGGCGGCAAGACGAAGACCTCGACGTCTTCGACAACGGCTCTCCCTCAATACGCAAATGCGTATAGTCAACTTCTAGGGCAAGCGCAGGACGTTGCGTCCACGCCGTGGAATCCTGCTACAGGTCAGCAGGTCGCAGGCTTCTCAAATCCCCAGAGCCAAGCCTTCGGTCTTACGCAGCAGAACCTTGGCGCGTATCAACCGGCACTGTCTGCTGCGAACAACAACGCAGCCTATGGCTCGGCTCCGATCTCTGCCTCTGCAATCCAGAACTATATGGATCCTTACACGCAGAACGTCGTGGACGCGACGCAGGCTCAGTTCGCCCATCAGAACGCCCAGCAGTTGCAGGACGTCAACGCCAACGCAGCCAAGATCGGGGCTTTGACGGGAGACCGGTCGCAGGTCGCTCGTTCCATCACGCAGAACCAGCAGAGCCTGGCACAGAACCCGATCATCGCCGGACTCTATAGCCAAGGCTATTCGCAGGCTCTTGGTGCGGCTCAGGGCGATGCGAACCGAGCGCTACAGGGTGCGCAAATTCAGGGCAACCTTGCCGGCGCAGCGCAGCAGTACGGCGCGAACGACGTCAATAACCTGCTCGGGATCGGCGGGCTTCAGCAGCAGTACCAGCAGAACGTTCTGAACGCCGGCACTGCGAATGCTCAGTCACAAGCCCAGTATCCTTTCGCGACGACCCAATGGCTGGCCTCTCTCGCCACAGGGTTGGGAGGCGCGGCCGGAACGAACTCGTCTCAGACGCAGCCCGGTCCGAATATGTGGTCGCAGCTTGCCGGTTTAGGGCTTGGTGCGGCGAGCCTGTTCAATCGCGGCGGCCGCGTCGGATATGACTCTGGCGGGACTGTTCTGCCCTACGGCGGAGCTTCGACTTACGTCCCGACAGCGGGGGCGATGCATGGCGGCATGAACCATCAAGGCCCGATGCCATCAATCGATCAGCAGACGGGCGGCGGGATGGAAGACGTCCTGAGCAACTTCAAGCAGGCCAAATCTGCGTTTCAAGGACTCGGAAATCTCGGCACCAAGGCTTGGAACTACGCCAACACCACGACCGATCCGAACTCTGGTTGGGCAACAACTGTCACGCCATCCGGCATGTCTGGAATCGGCAATTACCTTGGTAGCATGTTTGGCTTTGCTGAGGGTGGTACGGTCCGCAAGGGGTACGAAGACGGCGGCGACGTCACCGACCTCTTTGACGATGGAACGGGCACATTCTCTCCAAATGGCGGACTGATGAACGCTGGCGTTGGTTTGAGGACCGCAGTCAACGATGATGTTCCGTTTGGTGCGTGGGATCAGCCGAGTCCGATTGGCACGGAGGATAGCCCGTGGGCGGCCTCCGTTGCCGCCGCACCATCCCTACCTGAACCGATGCATTTGGGCGCTCCGGCCCCGGCTGAGGCCGCTGTGGCACGTTCTGAACCCGTCGCCACGAGCTACAGTCTTCCTGAGTCAAAAGGACTGTTTGGTCTGCAACTTTCTGACCCGGTTAGACAGGGTCTGTTGGCCGCTGGATTGGGCATGTTGGCGTCCGACTCTCCGTTTGTCGGAACAGCAATCGGACAGGGTGGATTGCAAGGTCTGAAGGCGTACGGAAACTCCAAACAGCAGACGATCGAGAACACCCAGTCCAAACAGCGTATCGATATGGAAGCGCAGAGACTGGCACAGGCTGCGAAAGAAGCCTCAGAACGCATGCGCATTGCGAGCCTCGAGGAATCGCGAGCGGCGCAGGCGTTTCCGCTGGATCAACAGACGAAGGAATTGTCCCTCAAATTGGCGCAGGCTCCGAAATGGGAGGCCATTGGCACCGACGAGTTCGGACGTACGAAATATGCCTTCGTCAATCCTCTCTCGCAAACTGTCGCGGGTGCCCCCGGTACGCCGGCCACGGCGGCAGGTGCAGAAAATGCTTCCCTCGGTCCAAACGGCGAAGCCTTGGGCGGTGACGATTATCTCAAAACGTTGCCTCTGAACGAAGCGACAATGGTCAAGAAAATGGTCAATGGCGAGATCCCGCCACCCAGTTCCTACGTGCTAGCGAAATCTCCTTACTGGAACGCTCTCATGCTGAAGGCGGCACAGTATGATCCGGACTTCGATCAGACGAGTTGGGCCGCACGCTCTGCCGGCCGGAAAGACTTCTACGGCGGAGGAAAAAGCGCAGAAATGGTCCGTGCTGCAAACCAGACGATTGATCATGTCGGACACTTGGTCGAGAGCTTCGATAAGCTGGGGAACACGCAATATCCGTTCATCAACTCGGGCAAAAACTACATCAACAAAGAAATCACGGGCAAATCGGGCGTTCCGGACTTTCTTGCTAACGCCCATGCGGTAGCCGACGAAATGTCGAAGGTGTTTAAGGGATCAAACCTCAGCGACACGGAAATCAAGGCTTGGGAGCACTCTCTCAGTGCCAACATGTCTCCCGAACAGCAACGCGCTGCGGTCGCCAAGCTGATGGACTTGCTCGGCGGCAGCTTGAACGCTCTCGAACAGAAGCGGCAGAGTTCGCTTGGCCCAATGCTGTCCAAGAAGATGGGGGCGCTGCTGAACGATCACTCACAGGACGTTCTGACACGGGTAAAAAAATGGACCGATGGCGGTGAGTTTGAGCACGCGCCAGACAAGACTCAGGGTCGCCTCGGTGACGGCCCTCCGCCAGAGGCCATCCAGCTTCTTAAAGCAAACCCTGATGCTGTGCACCGAGCGTCATTCGATAAGCATTTCGGAGTTGGGGCTGCGGATAAGATTCTGGGAGCGCGCTGATGGCAGACGATAACGATCCCTTTTCCCAGTTTGCGACGCCGGACAGTGATCCGTTCGCCAAATTCAGTACCCCAAAGGCAGAGGCACCCCCACAGCCTGATGTCGGCGGCTTAGAATCCGCGGTCCGCGGTGCCGGGCAAGGATTGTCCTTTGGCTTTTCGGACGAGGCAGAAGCCGCTGCGCGAGCAGCGTATTATCGTGCAATGGGCGACAAACGAGCATATGGCGATATCTATGACCAAGAACTCAACGCCTCACGTGCCCGCAACACCGCCGCAGCCGACCAACATCCGTGGTGGTACCACGGAGGCGAACTCGCAGGCATTGTCGCCGTACCGGGGGGCCTTGAGAAGGCGGGATTGGAATCCGCCACCCGAGCCGCAATCCGCGCTGGCGAACCTCTTTCGCGCGTTGTTCGCGCCAGTGCCAAAGAGGGAGCGATTTACGGAGGTCTCTACGGAACTGGAACAAGTGAAGGAGGAGTCGAAAACCGGGTTGCTGGCGGTCTTGGGGGCGCTACGGTGGGTGCGGGAGTTGGCGCGGCTGCGCCACCACTCATTCAAGCTGGGTCGTCGATCATCAACGATTACATCGTCCCCCAAATCAATGCCGTTCGGCGTCCCGCCTATGAAGCAGCTCGACGTATTGTCAACGCGCAAGACAGCGACGTTGCCGCGTCCCGAGCCGCAGATGCGGCTTACGGACAGCCGGGCACAGCCCAAAGACAAGCTGACGCACAAACGCTCGTAGCGCAGGGCCGGGCAGGCGACGAACTTCGGAATATTGATAATCCAGACCTTGGATTCTCTAATGCCAACGTGACAGCGCTCGCGCGCTCCGCTGCCAATCAGTCGCCCGAAGCGAGAGACGTGCTCAATCGTATGGTCAATGACCGCTTCGCCGGCCAAACCGATCGCGCAACCGGGTTTCTTCGCAACTTGGTCGCGACACCGGGGAATGCTGCGGAGACGCGCGAAGCACTTGTCGATGCGGCACGTCGCTCAAACCGGCCACTGTATGATGCCGCTCGTCAGGCGGGAGACCGTCCGATCTGGTCACCGGTAATAGAACGCATGTCTGGCTCTCCCATGTTTCGGCAGGCTATGAAAGATGCCGTCACGAAGGGGCAGGATCGCGCGATCGCAGATGGATATGGTGCCTTCAATCCTGGCGTTTCTTTCGATAGCAGCGGCATGGTTTCTTTCTCGCGCGGACCGAAAGGCGTCCCAACTTACCCAAATCTTCAATATTGGGACTATGTTAAGCGCGAACTCGATGACATTGGCAGTGGCGCCGCAAGACGCGGTGAAAGAGAGACTTCGGGTCTAGCTCGGCAGCTCGCGCGTGATCTTCGCGGAGAACTCGATCGCGCGGTTCCAGAATATCGACAGGCGCGCGGGGTGGCGGCGCAGTTCTTTAACGCCGATAACGCTCTTGAGGCGGGCGAACAATACGCCACGCGCGGTTTTTCAAACAATGCCACGCGGCGAGCCGTTGCGCAGATGACGCCACATGAAATGCAAGCCTTTCAAGAAGGATTCATTAGCAGATATCTTGAGAGAATCGCTCAGACCGGAGACAGGCAAAATCTTGTCAACCGTCTGGCGAACAGCCCTGCAGAACGAGAAAAACTCGAAATCGCGCTCGGCCATCAGAACGCGCGCGAACTAGAAGCCTATCTCCACCTTGAAAACATTATGGATCAGCCCCGCATGGCGATGGGGAACTCGACAACCGCACGGCAGTTGGTGGAGCTTGGCCTCGCCGGAGGCGTTGGCACCTTAAACGCTCACGGCAATCCTCTTTCGGATCCCACTGGGTTTCTGACGGGCGCTCTAATGACCTATGGAGCGGCGAGAGGCACCAATGCGGTCAATCAGCGGCTTGCTCGAACAATAGCCGAGATGCTGGTATCGAGAGATCCGTCCGTCGTCCAGAATGCTCTAAGCCAAGTCGCGCATTCGCCAGCTTTGTTGCAGGGGATACGTCGCGCTTCGTCTCGCATCTCTGGTCGGGCTCTCCCAGGATCGGTGGCTGGTGCCGCTGCCGCGCAAACGAGCCCGCCGCAACTTCCGTCACTGCGGGGCGGCATAGGTCCGCGATACGACGAGAACGCGAACCTGATTGAAGATCAGTGAGCCGTATTAAACGATAGATCTCCGCGCCCGATCTTACACATGCAGCCGGGGATAAAAGACCCGCAGAATCCAACGTTTGCACAGCACTGACCTCCGTTTGAGGTCTGGCAGCAGCATAGGACGGCCGTTCGTAATTTTCCAGGTTCGCCAAGCGACTGGTTTTTCGAATGCATCGGTGTCCGGCATGTCGAAGCCGCGAACGCGGAACCCGTAAAAACAAGCACGAAAAGAAGTGAAATCAGCAGTTTCATAGCGATCCCCCACTTCAATAATCCGGTTATCAATGTGGCCAGCTTAACCGCTGGCCTTTTCCTTTGAAAGAGAGAATTAAAACCGATGGCTACACCAAACAAGGGCTACGCCACTCCCGTGACTGGTACCGGCGCTGGTACGTGGGGAAGCACGCTCAATGATGATGTGTTTGGCGTAATGGACAACAATCTCGGCGGCATTGTCACCAAGACCGTTGCTGGTTCTAACATAACCCTGACCTCGGATGAGGCACAAAACGCCATTATCCGCCTGACCGGCGCCCAGTCCGCAGATATCCAGCTGACGAATCCCTGTATCGGCTTTTACTTCGTTGAGAACCTAACGACGAATTCCTTCAATATCACCGTCACCAATGGCGTCTCTGGTGTTGTCGTTCCGAAAGGACGATCAACCGTTATTGCCGATGAAACGAACGGTTGCCGAATTGCTGGGACGGACTCGTTTCCAACTGGCACGCGGATGAGTTTCCAGCAGACGAACGCGCCTACGGGCTGGACAAAAGATTCCGCAACATCGAACTCCGATGCCGCAATCCGATTGACGACGGGCACCGTTTCAACAGGAGGCTCGCTCGCGTTCTCAACGTCATTCACCGCGCGCACTCCGAGTGTTTCCGTCAATGGAACGGCTCTCTCCATCAGCCAATTGCCGGAGCACTTCTTTTGGATCGCGGTAAATAATGACGTAGGTCAGAGTGGCGACCCTACATCATCAACGTCTGTCGGGTTCCAAGGATACAATTCCGGATCGACGTACGCCTACAAATTGCAGAGATCAGGTGCCACTCCGAGTGTAGGGCGAACAAATGCACTGGGTGATGGTTCGACCCACACGCATAACGCAACAAGTGCTCTCGATCTTTCCGTCAAATACGTGGACTTCATTATTGCGGTGAAGAACTGATGCTCGAAACGCTTCCCTCAGAAAAACGAAAATGTCACCGCTGCTTTTTTCGCAAAAGCTGCCGCGATCTTGTTTTGTCTGGTGCCTGCGAACGCTGGGCGCAGATCAAAGGCACGCATCCGCAGACCGGAGCCGACTTGGATCAATGGGGCTGCATTGACGATTTGCAGCATCTGTTGCTGCTCGAAATCGGCAATCAGACGAGCAAGGTCTCGGTCGAGCTGAACGTGCTCCGCAACGAAGCGAGCAAAGCACATTCCGAACACATGACGATGGGTGCTATCGCGGTTCAGAAATCCCGCGAGGCTATTCGGGAAGCCGTAAAGGAAGCGGAAGACAGAGCCCGCTTGCTTCCATCGGAAGCTGTCGCACTGATTGAAAGCCACTGACATATTGGGAAGGCGTGCGCGTTCTAAGCGGGGGACCGCACCATGATCGAAATTGCATTCGTAGCCTGTATGGGCGTGAACTGCCGGGACTTCTCACTGACGTTCTCGGAAGTCTCTTTAATGCAATGCCAGATCGGGATCGGGGCACAGATGCAGATCACCGAATGGCAAAAGTCGCATCCGAACTGGCGGGTCGCGAAATATCGCTGCCAGATACCGGGCACGTTCGCGAAGCTCTGATCTGTCGTCGTTTCTGACCTCTTGCGACGTATTCCACTGATATGTCGCTCAATTCAATTTATCGCGCCATGTTTTGAGAGATAGGGCGCAACAGATTCCACATCACATCGGGGGACGGACTGATGAAAATCAGTGACGAGGGCCTGCGCCTGATCAAGAGCTTCGAAGGGTACCACAAGAAGCTCGCGAACGGCGATTGCACGGCCTACCAGACGTATCTGGGCGGCGGGAAGTACGACATACCCACTATTGGCTTCGGAACAACCGCAGGCGTCAAGATGGGCATGGTCTGGACCGAGGCACAGGCCACGGAAGCCTTGCTGAAAGAGATCGCCAAGCACGAAGCGTACGTCACACAGTACGTGACCGTGCCGATCAATGAGAACGAGTTCGATGCGCTGGTCTCGTTCTCCTACAACTGCGGCCCCGGAAATCTAAAAAAGCTCGTGGCCAGATTGAACAAGGGCGACCGGGTTGCGACGGCGAAAGCCTTTCTGCTCTACGTCAAGGCACAGGGGCAAACGCTCCCCGGTCTTGTCTCTCGCCGCACGAGAGAGTCGGCACTGTTTCAGAAGCCCGTAGTGGCCCCAGATGAGCCCTACATGGCGCAAACGGTCACCAAGGAGGTTGAGCCGCCATCCCGCAAAGTGGTCGCCACGGCGGCTGCTACGGTCGGCGGAACGGTGATGCAGTTCATGCCCGCCGATCCTCTCGGCACCGCAGAGAAGGTCGTTAGCACCGGCAAGCGTGTCAGGTCGGTCGCGGACGATGGCAGCGGGCTCTACGGCTGGCTTGCTCACGGTGTCCCGATCTCGGCTCTCGTGGCTCTGGCGGGATGCGGAGTGCTCTATTGGGTGCTGTGCCACTGGCTGCCGAAATATATGGGAGCAAAAACATGATCGGGATTATCGCGTTCTTCGGAACGTTTCTGGGCCGCGCCAGCATGGTTGCGGCCCTTGTTGCATCCCTTTTGGCGTGGCGTGCGTGGGACATTCACAAGCAGCGCTCGATCGGAGAGGAGCGCGCACAGGTTCAGATGGAGAAGGCCGCCAATGCAAATGCAAAGAAGGCTGAGAAGGCCGCCGACGCCGTGGCGCGCATTCCAGATGATCAGCTTGATGATCGCTACCGTCGCGACTAGCGGCTGCGCATCGATGCAGGTCGCGGACTCGTCCTGCAAGGTCTTCAAGCCAATTCACTGGTCGAAGAAAGACACGGCCCAGACGAAGCGCGAAGTCGTGACACACAATCGAAAATACGACGCTATTTGCACAGGGGGACTATCATGAACAAGGACGAAATCATTGCAGCGGCAGAGGCCGAAGTTGAGAAGGCGGAATCGGTCGTAAAGCGTTGGCTCAAATCCGCATGGGCTTGGCTGAAATCTCTCTCGTTCAAAACCAAGGCGACGATCGTTGTCGGAGTTGCCATCGCTTCGGGCCTGATGTTCACGCTGATCAGCGCCTCACATGCTCCAAACTACGTCACACAGTCGGAAGCGAACCGTATGCTGACCGAACGGGAAAGCCTGATCCGGGCCGACATGCGAACCATGTCGCAGCATATCGAGACACTAGACGCCGCACAGCATCAACTCGATAGCCGCCTCAAAGCCGTAGAGGCCAAACCCGAGCCCGCCAAGATCACCACCGGCTCTATTCCAAAGAAATCGGTTGCCCGAAAGCCTGCCCGTAAACCCGCGTCATCTTCCTCATGGTTCAACCTACCGTAAGGAGGAAACGGGATGGCTTCTTATGCGGACATTGAAGCTGGTTATCTGAGGCTGAGAGAAGATGCACAACGGCTATCAGATCGACCCTCAGACGCTCATGCTTCAAACCCTGTTCGACCTCAAGGAGTCGAACGGCCGGATCGAACAGCGATTGGAGGACGGCAAGGAGTTTCACCACGAGGTGCGGGAGACATTGAAAGAGCACAAGCGAACTCTGGACGCCCACGGCCGGCATCTCGTCCGGTTGAACAAGGAGGAAAGAAAAAGCTCATCCTCGACCATCCTGGAATGGGTGCAGGTCATCAAGGAAATCTGGCCGCTCCTGTTCCTGCTAACGACGATCGCAGGTGCGGTTGGCGTCCACGTTCCAAACTGGGCCAGCGAGCTTTCCAAGCACTCGGTCTCGGGGAGCGACTAAACCGCTTCGCAATGGTTGCCGCTGGGTGTCTCATCCTTGTCGTTTTTGTCGCTCCGAGGTTCGCATGAGTTCCCGCTAGAGCAGCACCCCCGCTCCGCTCTTAGCTGGGTAGCCCCCGTCATCGGTCCCCCTCCGCTGGGCCGGTGGCGGGGGAAATTTTTGCGTTTCAGCGCCCCCGCTTAATCCGTTTCCGCCACTCCCGCTCATCCTCAACAACCAACTCTGTCTTTGTCGATCCGCACATGGTGCAGCGGTAGGTCTTCTTTCTCAAATCCGCGACCGTTAACTCAGGATCGAAGATCCTCAGGTCCAACACTCTCCGGTTCCTACAGTTCGCCCGGCATACAACAGTGATCCACCTGTCTGCGATGAGGAAGTGGGCGAGCTTGCTGAAACTCTCGAACTCGAAGGGCACTACGGGGCTCGCGGCCTATACGACAATCAGTTCTAATCGTTTATTGGCCCTCTTGATCGCGTCCAATCTTGATGGCGTCTCGTCTTCTCGGTAGCAATCGACATAGGGGTGCGGTCGGTCGCTGTTGACGCGAAACTTACCTCCAAAACCGAGCGACCCGATGAATCGCCATTCCCTATAGCCATGTTCTTCTTTCGTCACGTAGCTGATAAAGCTGTAGGCATCGCGGTCATCAATGTTTGCGGCGCATTCCTCGTTGATGATCTTAATTGCCTCTCTGGCCTGCTCTTCCGTCATCGTTCCTCCAAATCCTCTCTCCTATTCTAGGGGTGTGCTCCTGTACCTGGGTTAGAGGCCATTCACTTGATCTCGAATCCTGAATTGCATTTCTCGAGCCTCGACAGCCCAACCCATGCCGGGTCGGCGGTCTAGGTCCGACCAATCCCCGCAAAGCTCTTTAATCTGTTCCGCGACCTCCGGTGTCAGCCGAAACCATTCATCACGATGCTTGAACGCTTTGAACCGGATTTGCAGGTTGCGCTCCAATTCCCGGTCGCCCGGCATGAGCCCGATCAGGCGGCAGTCGAACGGATTGCTTGTGCTGAACGAGTGCGCCCGGTAGCGCGGGTTGCTCGAGAAGCCGATTTTGACGAACTGCTCGCACTTGATGAAATAGACGTACTTTCCCTCTAGCGACTTGCGTCGAAGTTTCGGCTGCATTTCGTCACTCGCTCCGGTTGAATATATCGATGGCTCGCAACGGAACAAACTCAGACTCCCATGTGCCGACTTTTGTGCGTATCGACATTCGCAGCGTTCGCTACGTTCGATACTCGTTCGCTTTTGACGAACACGCACGGAGTCAGAAAATGTTATATTTCAAAGGGAGTTATTGGTAGCGGGAGGCGGACTTGAACCGCCGACCTACGGATTATGAGACCGTCGCTCTAACCACCTGAGCTATCCCGCCACACTGGCCGACGCGCGGCCATTGAGCGTCCGTCTATAGGGAGCG